TCCTCTCGGCGATAGAGCAGGGAGTGCTGGCGGAGTATTATGCCAAGGTGACGCATCCTGTCGTAACGAAGGTCTGTGCCGAGCAGTTCGGCAGGCAACTCGCCGCACTCTCGCAGCGGTTGCTCGGGTTGAGGAAGAAGTCGTCGCTTTAGAAAGAGGATTCCCCGCCGCCGGTGCGGGAACGGACTGTGGAGGAGGCCCTCGTGGGGGTTTCCTCCACTATCTTTACCGGGGGCATACTCCCGAAGGAGATGTAGTTCGCCACGGCCGTGGTGTCCTGGATATCGTCGTGCGTCCCTTCCATCGCCTCTATCTTTCCTCCCGGGACGTTCATCAGCCACATCGCCTCGTCCGCAGCATCCTGCGAGTATTCCATATAGTCCCCCTCCCTGATGCGGATGGAGTAATCGTCGTACGCCTGGTACTTGGACTGCTTGTTCATGTGCCAGCCGATGTGCCGTGTCTCCCTGTCCCGCGTGTTGTCCGGGGCGGTGCGCCTGCGGTAGAGGTTCTCGTACAGGCCGCCGAGGGTGTCGAGGACGGTGTAGGTATGGTCGCCCTCGGACTTGTCCGCGTCATCGGACTTCTTGTTCTTGGTATCGTAGGTGTTGGATTCTATCACGAGCAGCGCATCGTCATAGAAGGTCGCTATCTGTGCGGCCTTGTACGCGAGGATGTCGGGATCGACGTGCCCCCTCCAGAGTGCGGCCCTCTCCAGCGCCCCGAAATCCCCCGCGAGGGAGATGCGGTCGCACACCGAGATGACGGACCAGTCGGACCGGTAGCCCCTGCCGCCCACGTCCACCGTCACGATGAAGCGGTTCTTCACCTTCTTCCCGGCAGGCGCTCCGTCCGTCGGCATTATCCATATCTTGAGGACTTCGGTCTCCAGGGAATCGTTCGGATAGAGTTTCACGTTCTGCAGGGCCTTCTCCCCTATCGTGGCGTCGCCGCGGATGTCCCCGACGAACTTCGGGGCCCTCACGCTCTTCTTCAGCCAGGAGAGCATCTCGTCGGTGAAGTACCTTCCGCTCTTGGTCTGGAACGCCTCTTCCGCCGTGGTGGGGTACTCCGACTTCATCTGGAAGTCCGTCCAATGCCGTGACTGCTTGTACTGATTGTACCAATAGATGCCGTCAAGTGTCGCGCCCTGCTCCCATTGCCACCAGTTGTATTCCGTCCAGGTCGCCACGAACTCTTCCGTGCTGCCGTATCTGTTGAAGTACGGGGTGGTGTACCGCGCATCGACATACCACGCCACGAATACCGGGCGTATTCCCGTCACCCCTTTCTTCTTGTTGTCCAGGGCCGCGAGGTACTGACGGTGGAAATAGTTCCCCACGCCCTTCGCGGTGGACTCCATCACTATCATCGTGCCGGGCACGTCGGGGACGGTGGAGTAGAGCGCCATTGCCACGTCATCGCCCTTCGCCTCCTTAGTGTCCTTCCACAAGCCCACCTCGGACATATGCACGAGGGAGAAGTCGAAGGAGCGGAGCGCATCCGGCTTGGTCGCGGAGCCTATCTGCACACGGCATCCCCTCTCCGGTATGATCCTTATCAGTTCCGTCCCCTCGAACCTCTTGAACGTCACGGGCTCGCTCCAATCGGGCAGCTTTGCGACGAGGTTCTTATACATCGTGCGGATGTTGACGGCCTGCGTCTGGTTGAGTGCGACGATGCAGGAGTGCCAGTTCTCGAACCAATACCTCTGCAGCCAGAACATATAGCACTGCGTTGCGGTGGAGCCGCCCCACTGCCTTGCCTTGACGAGAAGGACGCGGATGGGCACTCCTTCAAGCCGCTGCCGCTCGTATTCCCCTATGAGGATGCGCTGCCCCTCGTTGAGATAGAGGGGTATGTACCGCTTGGTCTCCTTGTCCTGTATTTTTATCGTGGTTGCTGCGCAGAACTCGAAGTCGTACTTCAGTCGCAGCTTGTAGAGGTGCTCCGTCACGGCGGTGATGTTGGATTCCGTCACCGGCTGTCCCGTCGCTTCCAGGAGCCCTTTCGCTCCGCGGTACTTGAGATAAGCCTTGACGAAATCATCCGCGAGCATCTGCAGCGGCACGAAGAAGGTCTCGCCCTCTATGACGAGCCGGCACCTCGGCACCACCTCTCCGTCGGGGTCGCCGCGGACGGGATCGTAGGTACGGAAGTATTTGTTCTTCCTTTCCTTGTTCAAGGCGAGCATCGCCTTTATGTCAACCGGCCCGTTCCTCATTGCTGCACACACTCCTCAAGATATGAAATCAGTTTCTCGTTGCGCCCCTTCATGGCCTCGATTTCCTCGTTGGCGACACGGAGCTCGTCAAGGAGGTCCAGCGCTTTCTTCTGCAATTCGGGCAGGTTCACCTGCCGTGAACCCTTGTATTCCGAGAGGATGTTCAGCATCCGCCCCCGGCTGATTCCGTATCTGAGGGTGACTGCTTCGCAAGCCTCGCTGCGTGCGTCGGCCTGGGACAAGCCCTGCCGCAACCTGTTCCCGAATATCAGGTAGAAGAAGGTGGTTATCTCACCGTTCCTTTCAGTATCTCTGGCGTTTTTCTCCATAGGACATACAACGTCTTACGCAAATGTACGAAAAAAAGTTCAGATTTTCACATTTTGTGAAAGTTATTTGGCTTTAATGCAGTATTTTTACGCAAACAAAAAGTTTTTTTTGCTATGGCCGAAGAAAAAGAAAACATTATTCCCCCCGCTCCGGCGACGCCGAAGTACAGGGAGAGACTGAAAGCCCGCTACCCGGACAGCGCTCCCCAGTCGGACGAGGAATGGGACGACCTGGCGGAGAGGGCCTTCGCCGAGGACGCCGACAAGATAGGGAACTTCGAGAAGAACGACAAGGTCATCCAGGATCTGCTTGATTCCGACAAGGACCTTGCCGCCGTGGTCTCCGAGATGATTGTCAACGGCACCCCGTTCCGTGCTGCGGTCGCGAAGTACTACGACCCCGAGTCCCTCGTCGCCAAGGAAGGTGACGAAGATTACGAGTATTACCAGAAGTCCGTCGAGGACAGGAAGAAGGCAGGGCAGGAGTTCCGTGCCCGCGCTGCCGAAAGGCGGAACAACTCCCAGAGCGCGTACGACAACATCGACGCCTTCGCGGAGAAGAACGGCATGACTCCCGAGCAGAAGAAGGGCTTCCTCGATTATATCAACGACTTCTACAACGACCTCTCGATGCTCAAGCTCTCCCCCGAGATGCTGGACAAGCTGTATAAGGCCATGAACTACGACAAGGACGTGGCAGCTGCAGCGGCTACCGGCGAGATAGAGGGAAAGAACCAGGCCATCGAGGCGAAGCGCGTGAAGGCCGCGGACAGCGCCGCCGGTGACGGCATCCCCACTCCCAAGGGTGGCAGTTCGCCCGCCCGCGACAAGGAGCCGGCTCCCAAGACCATCTTTGACGACCTACCTAAAAGAATATTCTAAATCTACATTCAACAAGCAGTATGAAAAAGTTTATCCATTCAATCATGTCGGTGCTGTTCTGCGTAGTGGCAGTGGCATCCGTGCTTAACGTCGCAGGCGTTAGCGTAGAGAGCGTGCCATTGGTAGATGCTCTCATCAACTTCTTCTCCATCGGTGGAATCGGTGGATTCTCTATCGCAGTTGTCGGAGCGGGTACCGCCGAGGTGACTGAAACACAGGCAGGCGAGCCTACCGGCATTACCGTAGTCAGCGGCGTAGTCAATGGCAACGGCATCCAGGAGAACGGATACCTGGATGATGACCTGAACATGAAACTCGTTTACATCCGCCCGCAGGATACACCTACAGACACTTTCACCCGCTCCATCGCCAACAACCAGAAGAGCGAGAGCTGGGAGGCCGGCGGCTGGGAAATCGGTACCCGCGAGACCCGCGATACCGTGAAGGCAAACGTGCTCGCATCCGCAACCGCCATCAAGGTTGACAACCCTGATATGTGGAAGCCCACCGACGTGTTCGTCGTCCACGCGATCGACGCCGGCGGCAACGACGCGGGCCCTATGCTCGACGGCAGCAGCAAACCTGTCGCCTGCATCATCAAGAGCATCAGCGGTGATACTCTCACCGTCCAGCGCGTAGGTGCGGACTACACTGCCGCCCTTCCCGCCATCTCCGAGGACTACATCCTCGCCCGTCTCTCCCCTGCAGTCAGCGAGCTTGAGGCATCCGTGGAGGGCTACGCCATCCAGCCTTCGCCCCGCCACTACTACAACCAGACTCACATGACACAGGTGGAAGAGTCCGTCATCCACGGCCTCCTGAAGAAGAAGGTCGCAATGGACTTCTCCGTGTATAAGGAGCAGACCCTCTGGGACTTCAAGCGCGGCATGGAGTTCACCAACCTCTTCGGCATCGGCGGCATCTCCAAGAACGCCAAGGGCGAGCCCGTCCACCACTCCACCGGTCTTTGGTGGCAGATGGACCAGCAGTCCTCGGTGGACTTCTCCGCAGCCATGTCCGACCAGGACTGGAACGCCATCGGCAAGGACATCTTCGAGGGTAACAACGGCGCCGACCGCAGGTTCCTGTTCGCCGGCAACGACCTCCTCGCACAGATCGCCAACGCCAAGTCCTACCAGAAGCAGCTGGAGGCAAAGAACACCGAGCTCGTCCTCGGTCTCCGCGTTTACAAGATCGAGACTCCTTTCGGGGAACTGCTCGTCAAGCCTATGGGCAGCCTGTTCAATGGCTACTTCAGCAAGTGCGGTATGGTCATAGACCCCAACTTCGTACTCAAGTACATCATGGAGCCTCTCCAGACCACCAACCTCGAACTGGACAAGACCGGCCAGCGCCGCGTTGACAACGCAGTGCGTATCCACGAGACCTACAGTCTCTTCCTGGAGAACCTGCCCTGCCATCGCAGGATTGTCCCGGCTTAATGCCATTAACACTATAAACGAGAAAGGCGGTGGCGCACAGGACCGCCGCCTTTCTTTCTTAAAAACCGAAGATTATGTCAAAGAAAACATACAGGACATACACCCTTAAAGGGCTCTGCATCAGGACGCAGGATGCTGCAGGTCGCAGCATAGAAGCCATCTTCCGCGGAGGGGTCCAGTTGGGCGCTACCGCCAAGTTCACCACCTCCGACAAGAAAGTGCAGGAGGCCCTGGAGAAATCCCGAGGGTTCAACAGGGACTTCTATCTCGAATCCACCGTGGAGAAGGAGGTGAAGCCGGAGGCTCCCGCAGACGAGCCGGCAAAGGCTCCTGCCAAGCAGGCTCCCGTGGAGACTCCCCCCGCAGACATCGTGGACTCCCGCCGTTTCCGCAACCTTATAGAGATGAAGGATGCGCTCAGGGAGAAGGGCGTGGAGGTCAAGGATGAATGGAACTATCCTGCAGCCAAGGCCGCAGCGCTCAAGGTCGGACTTGACTATCAGATCCAGAAATCAAAGTAAATGAACAGGGCAAAACTCATACAGGCCGTAGTGCTCCGGATGGACGAAATCACGCCCGACGCCGGGCTTAGTGTCGCCGTGGACGGAGCCGACGGAAACCCCTTGTACGAACTCGTGGGGGGATTGCTGGATGACGGGGCTCTGGAGTTGTTCTCCACCGCCCAGTACTGGCGTCTCCCGCAGACCGCGTTCGCCGGCTCCGCAATCGGTTTCGAGACCGTCGGAGCAAGGAAGGTCCTTCGCCTGAAACTCGGCGATGACTTTCTCCGGGTGGCCGAGATATCCTGCCCTGACTTCAAGCGCCCCGTGACCGAGGTGTTCCCCGAACAGACCCCTGAAGGCAAGCGCCAGCACAATCCTTTCCTCATGGGCAAGGAGGCAAAGCCGGTGGGGGTGCTGTCCCACGGGACCTGGAACGGAGCACAGTGCCGGGAGATAGACTGCTATTCGCTTCCTTCCGGCTCCACGACCACGGCAAGCGATGTGGTCGCGTCATACATCGCCAAGCCTGCGGAAATCACGGGATTGGTGACCATAGAAGATATCATCCCCGAGATACTCATACCCGCCCTGGAGTGGATAGTCGCTGCCAAGGCGTTCGGTGCGAGGGGGGATGTAAACCATGCGGCAGTCTGCCAGCAGAATGCCAACAACCTTTTGATATAGCACGCAATGAAGGCCGTCGAAACAAGCATCGGATTCAATCCGGGATTCCCTTATCCTCCCGGCCTATACCGCTCGGTGTGGGACCTTATCTGCAACACCCTCTTCGTGGAGGCTCCGATAGGTCTTGAGACCGAGGGGCTCATTCCCGACGTTACGGTGTGGTACGAGGAAGTCATAACCTGCACTTCGGATGAATATCCGTATTCGTTCAAGATTATGCTCTCGTCCGGGGATGTCATTCCCAAGCCCTCCGACATCATCTTCTTCAAGCGGAATTTCTACATAATCGGCTCGGTCTCCCAGACCGCAGATCCGTCCGGTCTCGAATACGACTGCACCGGTTGCACGAGGATGGAGATGTCGGTGCTGGGCGTGTACTCGGAGCTGGTGAACCTCTCCCGCGTGATGACCGAATCGGAGAACGGCAGGGTATCGGCAGAGGAAGGGCGCGTGCTTGCGGAAGGAACGAGGGAGTCGAACGAGGAGGCAAGGCAGCGGGGCGAGGCTTCCCGCAATCTGGCGTTCGCCGAATCGCAGGAGCAGAGGGCAGCTGCGTTCTCGCAGGAGCAGACCGACAGGGCCATTGCCTTCGCGGCCGAGAAAGCAAGCAGGGAAGAATACATCAGAACCCTTTTCGCCCCGCGCGTAGTGCCGGGGGTCGTGTTGGTAGATATCGAGACCAACCAAAAGGTATTCATATCAGATGACGAGCACGACACCCCGGGTGAGGCCCGTCAGCTCTTCCAGCAGGGATACAGGGTACACCTGACCATCCCCAGCGGGAAGAGGGAAGAAATAATTGCCGACAGCGGAGAGGCCCTCCTCACCCTCAGCGGCTGGAAGTGGAACTATTAAAACAGACAATATCATGGCAACAACAAAGGATGAAGTTCGCAAACGAGCCCATAACTTCCGCGGGGCTAACAGGGAGTTCTCCCAGGAGATGCCCCCGTTGGTAGATGGCCTCCTTGAGCTGATCGAGGACGCCGAGGGACCGGAAGTGGTTGACTCTCTTACCTCGAACAGCACGACCAAGGCCCTGTCCGCAAACCAGGGCAAGGTCCTCAAGACTCTGGTGGACGCGAAGGTGGACACCCCTGAAAGCACCGGAGAGCCGGGGCAGGTGCTCCAGCTGGATGCCAACGGCGACCCCGACTGGGTTACGCCTTCTGCCGGCACCACCCCCGACTCCGTAATGTCGGATGACTCCACCAACGCCATCCAGAACAAGGTGGTGAAGAAATATGTGGACGATACCGCAGCAGAGAAGGCCAATATCGACGGCTACTACGCCAGTCTCGTTTCGGGCGCAGCGGAGAACCTCGTAGGCCACGGCAGCGTTCCGGCAGAGTACATCTTCCGTACTTCGGGTGGTGATGCCGACCTCGGTACAGGCACTGCGAAGATTACCAAGATGAAAGGTAACAGCATCGTGTGGAACCAGCTGGTGCAGAACGGCAATTTTGCCGATGGTGCAACGGGATGGACATATCCTTCGGACGCGGCAGTATCCGTGGCGGACGGGGTGATAACTCTCAACCTTGACGCAAGCGGCAGCACCCAGCAACTCAACCTTACCAAGAGCAACTTCCCCTATGTGACGGGGCATAAATATTTTATCCTTGCATTTGTGAAGTGCAACAACGCGAGCACGCAGGTTGCGCTCATACCCACCGGCACAACCGCGGACGGATATGTGTCTGCGGCCTATTATGCCAATTGGACGCCCGTGGCGATGATATGGACGCGAGTGGGGACATCTGCGAGCTTGCAGGTGCGTGGCAACAACGCCACTGACCCCAGCGCGGACATAGACTTCTCCGTGAAGTATTTTATGTGCATCGACCTCACCCTGGAGTTCGGAGCTGGCAACGAGCCTGCAACTATTGCCGAGTTCCAGGCCCTTTATCCTCTCCTCTACTATGCCTACACCGCTGGTGTCATCGTGAACAACGGAGCCGCCAAAATCAAGACCACGGGTTTCAACCAGTGGGACGAGGTGGCAGAAGTCGGCAACATAAGCGGACAAACGGGAGAGAAGGTGGCAGAAGCAGGGCGTATCCGCACAAAGAACTATATCCCCGTATTCGGTGGGGTAAACTACTATATGCAAATTCCTTCTCCGTACCTAATCCGAGCATTTTATTATGATGCAGATAAGAACTATATCGGTGGGGAAAGTGGTTTCAATGCCGCTGGAATTAGAACTACGCCTTCTAATTGTGCGTATATGATGTTTGCCGTGTCATCTTCTTACGGCGACACCTACAACAACAATATCTGCATCAACCTTTTTTGGAGTGGTTACAAGAACGGCGAGTACCATGCCCATTGGGAGGAGGAAAAGGAACTCAACATCAAGACCATCACTGGCGTTGCTGCCGGAGGTTCAGAGAGCGAGGTCATCTTCCCCGAAGGAATGAGGCGTGCCGGCACTGCCTACGATGAACTCGTGGTGGACTCCGATGGCTGGGCAAGAAAGGCTATCAAGAGGATAGGTGTTGTGGATTTGGGGGATTTGACTTATAACTATAACGCAGAAGATGAACGATTTACCGCATCGTTGCCTTTGGTGAAATTGGCTGGCGCGGTGGTGTGTTCCAACTATGTATCCGCGACCGCATCGGCAATCGTGGGTAAAACTATTGATAAAGCCGTTGCTATATCGGGTTCCTCCGCGGTATTGATGGTGCGCGACACTGCCTACACTGATGCCGACACCTTCGCTGCAGCGATGGACGGAGTCGGGCTCAACTACGAACTCGCAGAACCCGTTGAGTACTCCCTTGACGAGCCTATCTATATGGGCTACCGTGTGGATGACTTCGGCACGGAGGAAAGGCTCCCCGCAGACACTGCAAGCGAGGTACAGGCTCCTATCACCTACGAGGTTCAGTACGCGATGAACGCAGTTGACACCATTCGCCGACTGCCTCAGAACTACATCAGCAAGTCATCCTTTGACAACTTCTGCACCGAACTTTCCACCAAACTCGGTACGGCGCTCGGTAAGACCATAACCATTGACGCAGACTACAACACCGAGACTCAGGAGTATGACTATGACATAACCATAGCCGATGCGGAATCGCAGTCTGCCGGTGGTAACGAATCCGAATAAATGGAGGAAACGATATGGATAACATTACAATCAAGAACTTACCGAACGGCTATGTCGAGCTGAAGGCAAATGCCGGCTACTCCCTGTTTTCGCTGGATCTCGAAAGGGTCGTGTCGGAAGCGGTGGTGAAACCTGAAGGAATCAAGGACTTTATCGCTAAAGCGGAGGATTAAGCAATGGTCGCCGAATTTCTCTCTCACTACAATATGTACTGCACCAAGATTTGCGCAGGCATATTCGCGGGTATAGCCGCATCCTTCACGAATGACCTTATGCCGCTTTTCGTCATCGTCCTCATATTTGAGGTCGCAGACTTCGGTACGGGGGTATGGAAAAGCGCGGTGGTCGCGAAACGCAACCACAAGCAGTTCGCTTTCCAGAGTATCAAGGCGTGGCGCACCATCGTGAAACTTGCGCTTATGCTGCTCGTCATCTTCCTCTCCGAAATGCTCGGAAAGACACTTGCCGAGGATGGGGAAAGGTGGAGGCTCGCCAACTATATGACGGGATTCCTCTGCGGCGTGGAGCTGTGGAGTGTCCTTGAAAATGCGGCGGTCATAAGCGAGCACCCCGTGTTCAGGTGGCTGCGCAAGTTTATGAAGTTCAAGGTGGAGGACAAGTTGGGGATGAAGTTCGAGGACGCACAAGACGAAACCACAAAAAAAGGGAACTGACATGGCAGAAGAGCGCGGCATATTGGAGCGCCTGTGGAAGAAGGACTCCTACACGGTAGGCAGGTTCTACCTCCGTGGGCGCATAGTGTGCAACACCCTTGAGGACAAGGATCGGGGGCTGAAGCAGTCCGATGACCTCGCCTACATACAGGAGAATAAGGTGTACGGCCAGACGGCCATCCCGAAGGGAACCTACAAGGTGGTGTTCACGGTGTCCGAGAAGTTCAAGAACAGGGCCTGGGCAAAGCCGTACGGCGGCAAGGTGCCCGAGCTCCTCGGAGTGAAGGGATTCTCGGGCGTCAGGGTGCATCCGTTCAACCGGGCGGAAGAATCCCTCGGCTGCATCAGTTTCGGCGAGAACAAGGTCAAGGGGCAGGTAATCAATGCTACCAAGTGGTATTACCATATCCTTAACAATTACTGGATTCCGGCCTGGAATCGCGGCGATGACGTAATCCTTGAAATCATATGACAAGAGAAGATGCCGTAAGCAAGATATTGTCCGACCTGGGGCTTCCGCGGTCCTGCGAGGACTATGTGTATCAGATGATGGGATTGCTCGGCTGCGACGATGACCTCGACCCCGAGACGGTCAGGGGCGTGGAGCTGGTGATCAAGAGGGATATGAAATAAGTATTTGTGTTATTATGGAAGAAAAGAAACGAGTGAAGGTCCAGCCTGGGCCGTTAATCTTCAATGTGATAGGCTACGATTCCCGGCTGTTCATGCTAACGCTTCTTATGATGCCGGGGATAGCATCCTGCGGGATATGCAAGCCGGTGAAGCTGCAAGTGGAGTACAGGGATTCGGTCCGCGTGGAGATCCGCGAGCGGGTCGTCCACGACACGGCCACCTTCGAGGTTCCCGGTGAGGTGGAGCGCATCGTAACCCGTGACACCTCGTCACGCCTTGAAAACTCCTACGCGGTGAGTGAGGCCGTCGTCACCGGCGGGCTCCTCCACCACAGCCTCCGGACAAAGCCCCAGACAATCGAGGTCCCCGTGGCCGTACGGGTCCGGGACACGACGACGGCCCACACCAGCAGCGCCGTCGAGGAGCAGAAGATCATCGAGGGTCCCCGCGAGCTGACGTGGTGGCAGGAATTTCGGCTCAAGGCGTTCTGGGTCCTCGTGGCAAGCCTTGCCATAATCGTATTCGTAGTGTTCAAGTTTTAATCATAAATCTATCATTATGGGAAATTGGATTCGTAAAATCTGGAACTGGATTGTGAAGCAGCTTTACAAGGTTCCATTCGACAAGTGGCTGCATTTCATTGCCGGTCTCATCATCGGCGCTTTCTTCTGCATTACCCTCGGGATGAAAGCAGCGATAGTCCCCGTCATATTCGCCGGATTCATTAAGGAGTTCTTCGATATGTGGACTACCGATAAGGCAGACTGGTATGACTTCCTGGCGACCGTGATAGGCGGCCTGGTAATCCAACTCTTCGTCATCATCTGACATTGCGGGGGCATAGAATAAAAAAAAGCCCCCGGATTTGTAAAAGCATCACCAAATACAAAATTGCGCCATATTGCGCCGGGGACTTTAAGAGTCGTCAGCAATGTGGCGTAAAGTTGTATTTATTGTGATGCACTGCAAATGTAACAAAAATGTCTGACATTGAGAACATTGGGAAGAAAATTTTATTAGAATTTCTTGATTTTGTTCGGTTTAAGGTAGAGAACGACGCCGTGGCCTGCGTGAGCAAGATGTATTACCGCGACGAGAACGGAAACAAGCACTCCGCCCCGTATTGGTCGGAGCCCCAGGTGCGTGCGGTCTATGAGAAGGTCGCCAAGCGCATTCCGGGAGCATACACCTTCTGGGACTTCTATGTGACGCTCAATATGATTGCCAGCGACAACTGGCCAGTCATCCAGAAGTGGTTCCCCGGAGCTGATGAGCAGGCGAAAACGGAGAAGGCGGTTGATCTTGCCGTCGCCTGGCTGGACGACCCGGACAACCCCTATGGGGACAGCAAGACCTGGGACTATCTCCACGCGAAATAGACTCTCTCCCGTTCCAACCCTATATAAAAAGTCCCTCCTGCCGCAGAGATGTGCCGGGAGGGACAATCAGTAGAGAGAGTGTATCGTTAAGTTATAACTTTTTAAGGTCGTTAAGCAGGTTTTTAAGGTTTTCGTAGTTCAGACTCCAATGGAACACCTTAATCATCTTTACATTATCCCTTGTGTTAAGGTTGTCCAATTTATCCAAAAGCAGACAAAGGTCAGTTACTTGTTGCTCGCTGGGCTTCCAATGAGTTTGCTCCGCGAATTGAATCCCATCTTGCCTGCCTCGTTCATATTCAAGATTCCCAAACTTCACGAAATCCTCTTTTGACAAGCCGGGTTGGGGACAAAGGGATTTGAGGAATTTTTGAAGTTCCACAGCTTCATCGGGATTGATAATTTTATACTTATCTGTACAAGAGCCTGCCCATTCAATAATACTAATAGCCCGTTTAAGCAATCCTTCATCTTCCTTGCTCCACTCTGCTAGCTTCTGTTCTTGTTTTTCCAGCCTTCTGCCCTCCTTCACCCCCTCCTGAAATGCTTTTGTATCGAGGATTTCGGGGGCTTGCTCTTTCTGCCTTTCGAGATAGGCAATAGCATCTTTTAGATTATACCCATTCATTTCTACCCAGTAAATAAGGTCTTTACCTTCGTTAAGCAATTTAATCAAGGCTTGCCTTATCCTCTCGTCCTCGCTTTCCTTTTTGATAAAGACAACCTTGTTGCCTTCAATCTTGGCTTCATAGCCTTTGGGAATTGTAATTTCTTTATCCATAACTATTCGTTTTTGAAAATTCTTGGTATCGGCATCCAATATTCTATTGCTGCTTCCGTGTACTCATCGTCCAAATCTGACCACTCTTCCAACTCTGCATCAAAATAAGTTACACCTACACATTGCGGCACTCCGCACATTTCTTCAATACAAGTGAAATACCACCCACTGACATCGGGTGTCTTGTCCAGGACTGATATCCAGGGGCTCTCCTGCTGAACCACTTTCGGCTTACAAACGAATACTTCCCTGCACCGCTCTATAAAACCCTCTGTAATAGCGGGTTCTTTCTTGCAGCCCTTGTTTGGGACGAGAAAAAGATCGAGAGGGGTCGGCTGATTTTCCGATAGAGTCTTTCCCTCCTTGGTATATGAGCAATCGAACTCTGATGTCTAGGACTGAGATATCAGGGCAATAATGGGAAACTGAGACTTCTTGTCCCAGCAGACGATGCGGGCGGGACGGCCATTCCTCGTCACTACAAGCAACTCTCCGCTTTCTATCTTGCTGCGGAGGGAAACGTCAAATGGTATTCTTTTTTCCTGTGCCATATCTATACTTTCTTGATTAAGAGTTCAACTTCAATTGGTTCGTCCTCCCAGTGGAGGTCGGGGAAATCGGCCCCGTTGAGGGCCATTGGATTCGGTGGCAGCACCCACGATACTTCGCCACGCAGAGGGGTGGGGCAAAGAGGGGGGGGGGAGCAAAAGAGATTCAGGCAGCCATCCTTATCTCTCGCCACCCAACCCTTTATCTTCGGGAGGGAATTGATTTCGGTAAGGGCTTTCTTTGTGTTTTCTTCTCGTGACATATCTTGATGATTTATAGGAATTAATAGAAATTGTTAAAAATCTATACGTTTTTATTGGTTTACTTTTTACCATTCTTTTCAAAGTAGAACACAACCTCTGGCGGCATCTCCACTACCAGCCCGTACCTCACCATCATACGATAGGTGAAATCCCTCCTGCAACATATCTGACCGCGCTGCAAGGCGTTACGGAAATTCTCCAACGATAGTGCGCCTTTGCGATAATTGCAAGGGCGGCAGGCTGGCATAAGGTTGTCTATATCATCGCTGCCCCGTTGCTTCCCCAGCTCGCGGAGATCTGCATCGCTTAATGTGCGATTTTTCGGCACGAGGTGGTCTATCTGCATATCCTCCAGCGCTATAATCCTGCCGCAGTATGCACACCTGCCCCCGTATTTAAGATATATTTCCGTGCGTTGTACTTTGCCCATAATTCTAATTATTAACTATCATAGTCAGCGTGTTGACCAGTTGTCTTAATTGCCCTCTGTCCATATAGAATAACTGTCTTTGAACTTTGCCGAGCTCGTACATACCAATGAGAGTTCTTTCTCCATCATCTACGATCTGCCCCCATTTGCCGTCATTTTTGACTAATTCGATTTCAATTCTATCCTTGCTCATACTACTATCTCCTTTTTAATTCCGCAGATTTTGAGGGCGTGCTGGAGTTCATGGAAATACCATAGCGAAATTTTAGATTCATAGCCCATATATCCGAACCGCATAATCCCGCCATTCCTGCCTGATATACAGAAAAATGTATCATGATTTCCTATTTGCCAAGAATCTACCCCATTCCATACGCACTCCTTAAACCCGTTCTTCTCCAAGATTTCGGGAGTGAGGGTGATAGGGGAAAGTTCGTCTATGGATGCAAGTACCCCGAAGAAATGGCCATTGGGCATAACCCACACATCCCCATTCGTTGCCAAGGAGATAACCCTAACAACCTCGCCCCGATAGAGCACAAGGTCGTTCAACATTAAATCCGTTACTTTCATGGTTTGATATGTTTATTTAGTTCAAATAATTCCGGCATCTGCTTCCTCTTGGTGATACCTGAACAGCTCCAGCCGGCGGAGTCGCTCTTTCGCCTCTTCGCTCTCGGCCTGCTCGCGCAGCTCCCCGATCTTGTGCCAGTCGTACTTCGAGAACTCCCGGGCCTGGATAAGCAAGGTTTCATCTTTCGGTGTCAGTGCCATAATCGTATCGGTTTATTTCTTTCTTTGCTTGTTCTTGTACTTCAACACATATTCAGGCGAGCGCCAGGACTTGCATTCTTCTTCGGATTGGTTGTGCATGATAGTGCCGAACCATATGCAGCAGAGATACGGCGTTCCGTCGAGGTATCTCCCCTCGCGTAGCCAACCGCAACCTTGGCAGTTGCTTGCGAACTCATCATAACGCTTTGCCATAACTCTCGCTAATAGGGTAAATCACCGTCATCTCCTGGGTCGAACTCGTTGTTGAACGGCACCTGCGGCTCGGAGTATTCCTGCCAGCCGTAGTCGTGGTCTTCGTTGCGCTCGTTCTCAAGCCTGCGGTCAACCTCGTTGAAGAAGAGGCCGCATAGCATCTCGTTCGCCGTGCCGTTGCTCCTGCATTTGGCAACTTCCAGGATGGTGGAATACCCGGCGAGCTGTATGTCGTCAAGCCTCTTCCTTCCCCAGAAGTCTATGGCCCTCTTCTCGAAGTCCGTATTCACGCGGTGCAGGAGGAACACGTTGTCCGGCACATTGTAGAGGTCTGCCGTGCCGGATATGTCCTGCATACGCAGAAGTTTTGCCTGCGTCTCCTTACGCGGATGCGCCACGAGGAGTATATGGACGCGCTTCGCCTTGGCGTAATCCATCATTTGCTTGATGAGCTGCCCCTGCAGGTCGTTCTTCTCTCCCTCGAAGTCGAGATCCATGATCATCAGGTTGTCCACAAAGATTATCTTCGCTCCTTTCTTCTCGACGGCATCGCGGATGCTGGGGAAGAGTTTGCTCCACTTGCTTCCGTAGTCGTTGTTGTAGAGGAAGAAATACTTGGAATCCAACCAGCGGTCAATCTTCTCGCTCACCTCCCTGTCCGCATAGCAGTATGCCAGTTCCTCTCCCCTCCACACCTTCGTCACCGCAGGGCCTGCGGCAATCTGCCGGAGCCACTGCATGAAGAGTGCGCCGGGCAGCTCCCCGGAGAAGGCCGCGGTAGGGAATCCCGCCTGCAGGGCCGAGAGGATCAGCTCGTCGATAAGGGTGGACTTCCCGCATCCGCTAAGCCCCGAAAGGACGGTCACGCCGGGAACGCCAAGCCCCCTTATCTTGTTGTCCAGCCGGGTTATCCCGGTCGGCACATAGATGGCGTTGCGCGGGTCCTCCCACTTCACTTCCGACGCCTTCATCCATACGGGGCCGAGGTCGGATGTCACCTCGTGCTTGAAAAGGTCCGAAAGATTCCCTCTACCCCGCCTGCGGTCGTTGTAGTCGCGCTTGAACTCATAGGCTGACAAGTCTGCCTGGGAGTAGGCGTTAGGCTCGTAGAAAAGCCTGTATTCCTTCCATCCGTACTGCGAGCAGCTGTTATGGAAACAATGATAGCAGAGAGTTCCGTCGGTGCGCTGGATGACCGCCGCGTCCTTGTGCGTGGAATCCCAGGGGCACTCGTCGAGAATATAGCGGACGCCCCCGTTATAGGGCTCCCTTGACTTGACCTTGATGTTATGCTCGGTGAAGAATGCCTCTATGTCGAACTTCTTCCTGCCGAAGTCGTTCTGGGCGGTCTGCGCCTCGGGCTGCGGTTTCATCGCCGCGACCTTGCGGATATAGGAGATGTCGGTGAACTCCCACCTTTCGGGGACCTTCACGAAACGCGACTCCCTCTGCGGCCTTTCGGGCGTGTCGATGCCTTTCCTGGAAGTGGTGCCGATCAGCTTGGTAATCCTCGCCGCGTTGAACACGGAAGTGTCCACGTCGCACTTGTCGCTGGAAAACTGGTCGCTTATCACTCCGAGGAAGTCCTTGACGAGCTGGGTGTTCTCCGGGGTGTTCTGCAGCTTCACGCGATAGTACATATGGTATCCGTTCCCGCTGTCCGCTACCACCGGTGTCGAGAACCCCTGCGCCTTGAGGAAGGAGCCTATGGCGCACATCGTCTTGCGTGCGTAGCCCTTTTCCTCGTCGGTGGCGTTCACGCCGCTGATGCGTACCGGGTCGAGGTCAATCAGGATCATCGTCCTGCCGGTGATGATGTTGTCCCCGGTAGCCTCGTCCTTCGAGATGCGGATAATACGGCCGGCCTGTTTCCGCCCAAGGCAATCGTCGTTCACTATGTTGATGATGCCGTAGATGGCCTTGTCCGCGTAGGGACGCAGGGCATCTATCATCTTATGCACATCGTTGAAGTATCCGGAATAGCTGTTGGCACCATCCAGGATACGCACTTCGGTCAGGGGATGTTCTCCCTTGAATATCTCCCACCACTTGAGTATTGTCTGTTCGTTAAGGCCGGTCATATCTTTGCCGCTTGTCTAATCATTGGAAGCCTGCGGGTGCTGCGTTGACCTTCGCTTCCGGTTGCGGTGCGTCGGGGTCGTAAACCACCTCGCCCTTTCGGTTGAAAATCGGATTCTGGAAAACCCTGTCGCGGAGATACCGCTCAAAGTCCTTGCAATAGACCCTTTCCCTGCTTGATACATAGAAAGGTATGTGCCGGGAGGCTTGCTCCCTCTCTTCTTCTGACAGCCTGTCCCATTGGGCCTTGGCTACCTTCTTGACGCCCTTGCGGTTGTAGGCCAACCAGCATTCTTCAAAGGCGCTGGTGCTTGTTGCGGGCTTGTTCATGGCGTGTCATCAAAAGGGAAGGTCGTCTGCCATCTGTCCCCCTTGCTGGGAGAAAGCCTGATTCACCACAGGTGCTGCAGGTGCTGCAGGTGCAGGGTATGCTACCGGAGCCTGTGCCTGGACGGGTGTGGGTATCGGTGCCGGGGTAGGAGGGGGTGTCGGAACGCCGACAGGGGCGGGTGCGGCCTGCTGGGTTTCTTCCCTTCTTGCGAGGGGCTGGATGTCCTGAGCGAGAATTTCAGTCTGGAAACGTCTTGCCCCCGACTGGTCATTCCAGGTTCTTGTCCTGAACTTGCCGGACACGAAAAGGGGCGAGCCTTTTCTTACATACTTCTCCACGAACTCCGCGGTAGGGCCGAAGGCGACGACCGGTATCCACTCGGTGTTATCGTGATACTGACCGTCCCTGCCTTTGTACCTCTCGGTAGTGGCGAGATTGAAAAACGCTATCTTTTCGGGCTTTTCGGGATTGCCGGAGTTTGAACGGATTGTAGGGTCGGCGCCTACATTGCCAATGAACTGGCATAGATTTAAGAATGGCATAATGATATGTGTTTTAAGGTTGTTAGTCTATGGGAATGAGGGATACCGGTTCTTCTTCTTTCTCGTCGGTATCTCCGATGGCAAGGACATTTGCGGCGAACATCAGGGCGTTGGCGATGCCCTCCGCCTGCCGTTCCCCCTTAACGTACAGGGAGAGCGAGGTGATATTTCCGAACTTGTTCTTGGTCATCATGCCCAGGGCCTCGGACGGATCGGGGAACACGATACTGATGTAGGCGTGCCGTTCGCGGGGCTCGCCGGACTGCTTGGCGTGGGTGGAGCCGACGAAGGGCTTGACGCCCTCGAACTCCCCCTCCCGGAGTGTCAGCCTGACAGCTCCGATCTGAATTTCATGTGGCTTGCTCATATTATTAGAAGTTTATTAGTTTCTGCTCGAATATTTCCGGTGTGACGTACTTGCCGATAATCTTCCAGGCGCAGTCGGATACCCTCTTGTAGAGTTCCCCGAACTCATCCTCGGTCATGCGCGAGAAGGATATACTCCTGTGCCGGTGGACCATCTTCTTCTCTTCTATGGAATAGACCTCGACATAGCTGCCCGCCGCAATCTCCAGCTCAATCCTCCAATTGTCGTAGTCATCCCCGAAGTACTCCTTCCTTGCCTGCTCGGGCAGGACCGAGAAGGATGCCTTCATAAAGGCCATGTACTTGCGGAGGAACTTGACATTCCTCGCCCTGCGTATCTCGATGGTGTAGTCCTCGCCGTTGGTGAGTTCCTGCTTCATCTTCCAGTCCCGGTCCATCGCGGGAACGAGACCTCTCTCGGTACAAGTAACGGTTAGTTTCATAATGGTATCGGTATTAGTCTATTTCCTGAGTTGCGTCTGGTCCTGCCTGACGGATGACAGGACGATGAACGATGCGGACACACCGACAACCAACCCAATCAGAAAGCCGGCTGCGATGAGTATAACGATGAAAGAATTGATTTGTTCCATAATGCTGAATTATTTTAGTGTGAACTCCCAGCCTCCGGCGTAACCGAAGTGCTTGCCGTCGAAGGTGTAGCGGCTCATGTCCTGGGGGAACGGCAGCTCGTGCTTGACGACCTTCACGGGCCGCTCGTCCAGGTAGTCGCAGAAGTGGGCCGCGCGGTCCTCCGCCTCCTCCAGTGTGTCGAAGGAGTCGCCGGGGTGGTACCACCAGGAGCCGTCCCGGTGCTGTTCGAGTACGGAGTAGATCATATGTGCGACGTGATTATCTGCAGGATAAAGCCCCAGAAGGCAACCACCGCTCCGATAAGTGCGACTCCGGCCCCAATATGCCCGATGCGCAGGAACCGGTATGCTTCCGGCACCGGAGCATCGAAAGCCAGGATTGTAATTGATGTGATTGCGATAGTGGTGAGGCCGAGGGCCACCAAGACCACACCGATGCGCAGCAGGAACTCGCAGATTCTGGATAGTTTCATTTTGCTTCCTCCTTGATAAATACGCCCTTGAGTTCTCCGTCTTTCTGGGTGAAACCGACTATATATTCTTTTGGGTAATAGCGGCAGGCAGACGTGATTTCTGCCACGGTCGCTTCGTCCAGTTCGATAGGTAAGACCTTCAAATCTTCTGCAACGTCCTTCACCAGATCGCCGCTACTTACATAATAGTTTGAGCGTTCTGAACGGCCGTATTCTATAAGAGCCGTGATTTGTTCCTTGTTTAGAAAGTATGCTTTCATTGTTAGTCCTCCTTTACTATTATGATTTTCAGCCAATCTCCACGCTTCGCAGTAAATAGGCACCGCTGGGTGCTATCAATGAGCCGAAGGTCTTTTTCTTTGCCAACAACTTGACAATCCACCGCCTTCCTCCTGAAAGCATCCCAATCCACGGAAGTACTACAAGTTGTAGTAGGTTCTTTATAGTCAGGGTTGGGGACGAGGAAAAGGTCGCGAGCGCTTTGTTGGCCACGGATATATACCCCGTTCGTGTGGAATGTTCCCACCTCCTCATCCCGCCCGTCTCCGAGCAAAGCAACGATGGGCTCCACTCCTTTTCTATCCCAGCAGACAATCCTTACGGGGCAGCCATCCCTCGTTTCTACAAGATACTTCCCGGCCTCAATTTCGGGGCGGCGCTTGATGTCAAAAGGTATTCTTTCCATCGTTAGTCCTCCTTCTTGAGACACGATATGATTAGTTTCTCGCCATCAGTCATACCCACTTCTCCCCATTAAAAGTTAACTTCCGAGGATGAGCCTCGCCATTATAATACTCCATAACCCATTCTTCATCACCCTTCTGGGGTTTCGTGTGCAGAATAGGAACCCTGTATCCGGCAGGTGTTTCAAAAAAATCCATCGTTAGTCCTCCTCAGTTCTATTTAATCAAGTCAAATGAATAAACCCACACGAAGGGGTTGCTCTCCCAAGTGCCCCGGCCTGAAACCTTGTCAATGAGGAAGGCGAAAGCCTCTCGTGCGGTTTTCCCACGTAGCCAGTAGCGAAAGCCGGTTTCTGGGATGTAGTTCACGTAGTACGACTGTGAACCGTGACACCACTCGATGCCTTCGCGCATACAGTCCTCTTCCGTGATGTCTTGCAGATGCTCTAACTTAATATCGGTGATTCGGATGCGATGCGGCATGACTGCGGCCTGGACAAACATCTTATTGTCCCACGCTTTTCCGGTAATCATATCACCAAGACCACCTTTCCGCTTGCTCAAATCAGCTTTCGTGAAGATTTGGCTATACTTCTGGGCAATAGCAATCACTTCTCCGACATCGTATCTCGGAACCAGTTTCATCCATTCGGCTACTCCGTCCATTTCCCTGTTCGGTTCGCCCACATAGGCGTAACTCTTAATCTTCCGGTCATCGTCCATCACGGTGGTGACTATCCCTTTCCTATCGAGCATTTCTGGGATAATCCTCCGTGTCATCGTCTTCCGTCCTTCCAGAACGGCCGTCGTGAGACCATAGCGGTCATTGAACATTATCTTTTGCATATCAGCCTAATTTGATGTTATACCTATGGGCTGTTCATTCCTTATTGCGGATACCTTCGGTCTTGCTGACGATATATTCGTTGAGGAGCTGGAGTGTGTTGCCCGGCAGATCCTTCACGGACGGGTTCTGCTCGATGGCAGAATCGACCACCTTCCCTCCTACCATAAAGAGATATGTTTCTTTGCTGGGAACAAAGCATACGGCTAAAAAGCCGATAATGAGGCCAGCGAACACCCACTTGCAAAATTTTCTATTTTCTTTGTTGTCTTGGCAATTCGGGTCATCGCAGATTGCGGAGAAAACGATAAGAAGTGCCACTACGGAGATGACCATTAAGATTATCCCGATTAAATGCAGCGCCTCAAAGACTTGGGCGAGATAAAAGATTTTTTCCATATAGAAATCAATAGAAATTGTTAAAAATCTATAAGTTTATATTGTTTTGCTATTCCGTTGAATTGTTCTCATGTTCTATAACTTCTCGAGTTGTTCATAAAGATCCGTCAAGGAATTCCAAGCATCAGAACCTTTCTCTACCTTCATAATACCCCTTCTCAAACCTTGAAAATGGTCCTCACGGGGTTTCCAGTGAGGCTGTTGAATCCCATCCTCGCTGGGCTTCCAACGAAATCGCTCCGCGAATTGAATCCCATCTTGCCTGCCTCGCTCATATTCACGATTCCCAAACTTTATGAAATCCTCTTTTGATAAGCCGGGTTGAGGGTTAAATCTTTCGGGAAGGGATTTGAGCCAGTCCAATGTTCCAATCCTATGTGGATTTTGTTCGTCTTTGAATGTTTCTTTTATTGCATATTCACAGTTTTCAATAGCGTGTCTATCCTTTTCGCTCCACTCTGCGGGTTTCTGCTTATCTAGGTAGGCGAGCCACTTTTGGCACATACTTGCTGATGGCATAGATTTGACGGAGCCATTTGCTACATTACATAGGAAAGCGGACAGTTCCTTCCTTATCTTCTCGTCCGTTGCCCTTGTCAGCTCCTCCTCGCTCTCCCGCAGTTCGGGAAAGATGCCGTAAATCATCTCTTTACGGCCTGCGTTTGAGCCGCAGTCTATGATAGCCTGCCTTGCCCTCTCAAGGGCTTTTTTGTAATCACCTTCCATAACTATATTAGATTTTCAAGACAATATTTTATTGCAGCATCACAGGCTTTTTCGTAAGAAGAAGATAAAGTGGCCCCATCAAAATCTACACAGCATAAGTTCTCGTCTTTGAAGATACACACATTATATTTCCTGCGAAACATACTTGGCGTAATTACTATATCAATCGTATGCACTTCCCTCAGCCACTTTCTTGCCATTTGAAGAGTGGGAATCCGTAAAGCATCTTTTCTGTATGGCAGGTCATTAATGTCTGCCGGAGCGAAACAGTTATCATTCATAAGGTAGCTTCTATGCACTTCCCAATCAAACCCCTTCTCTTTAAGGAGTTTCGCGGTTTCAAAGGAAACATAATCTTCTTTAATCATAACTATACTTTCTTGATTAAGAGTTCAACTTCAATCGGGTCGTCCTTGAAGGACAGCTCGCCGAACTCCCCATTAGGATGAACAATCTCCAACATCTCCATTGTAGCAATACCCCAAGTGCCTGACTCTGTGTCAAAGATTGGCTCGCCATCACCGCACTCGGAGGAGAAGAAGTGCAGTGTTCCATCTTCATCCCTTGCCACATAGCCCCTTATCTTCGGGAGGGAATTGATTTCGGTAAGAGCTTTGATGTAGCCTTCACGCTTTGGCGCATTATTATCATATTCAAATTTGCCGAAAGCCGTCATTGCAACCCCGCCCTCTTTAGGATAAGCGGCCAAGGCTCTTTCATTTATTTCTTCTTGTGCCATATCAGTTCTCAGTTAATGGTTGTTGCTCGGGTGAAGATTATCGGCACTTCTCGACAACCTTGATTCCGTGAGGGCAGAATTGTTTAATCATCCCGAGCACGAGGCTTGCCGACATCCCGCTGTGCCCCTGATTGTCAAACGCCTTTTTAGCCATTTCGACTCGGTCTTCAAGGCAGACGGATTCCTCTCGCATTATCTTGCAAATGTCGAGGGTTGCATCGAGTTCCATCCCGTGATATAAGTCACCGAGTCGGATGGGGACTATTTCATCCCAGAGCGGGTATTGGCTTTCAAGGATAACGCCCCTTGCATCCTTCTTGTACTTCTCTATCTTTTCCGGCATAGAGGCAAGGCATTCTTCTTCCTTGCGCATATATTCTTCTTTCTTGGTTTTTTGCTGGGCGTCGAATTCGGATTTTGTGAGACCCGTCACCTTCTCATATGCTTGGTCCAAGGTGTCGGTGGAATATAATACCTTGCCATTAAAGTCACCATAGCATGTCTTTCCGCAATCGGCGCTGGATGTGAGGAGTTTCTTCCAAGCGTCCGTAACCGTATCTCCTACACAAAATAATACAAGTTGTTTCATATCAAAATCTTTTAATCGTTACCTCCTTATCAACTCAAGGACGAAGGCCCAAACGAGGGTCGCGGCCCGTGATGGTGAAACCGAACGCAATCATATCCTTCTTGCCCTCAATGCACAGCAAATTAACGACCGGTTCATGTATAAAATCCGCGTTTTTCGTCAGCACCTGGCATCGTACGCCTTTGGTGATCGCGTACCTGATGCATCGCCCATTCAGCTCCCTCGTTTCCGGAATCATCGGATCGCTGGAGAAGGTGAAGAAGAGGCTGGACTTGCGGAGTTCGTCAAGATTCTCGTGGAGTTCTTTCTTGAACACCTCGTAGGCGTGTTCCTCGTCCTTGAAACACGACTTCAACTTGGCGACAGGACCACCCATCGCGTGAGAGAGCAAGCCCTTCTTGCAATAGCAATAGGAGCAGTTGTTGCTGCATCCCACATAGAGGTTGCAGGCCCATTCGGCGTATTCGCCAGCCTTGCCCTTCGGCTTATAGATTGCTTTACTCATAGTTAATCCTGCGGTTTATAGAATCCCTGGAAACGGACAAGTCCGTCATTGTATTCCGGAGAGTGGATAAGTCCGTCTCCGTGTCCCGCGAGAGCCTCTGCGCCCTCGGTGTCGAGTACTACCTTGGAGTCCAGTCCTTTCGGCACCCTGAAGCAGATCTGCACCGGGAGGTTTACCTTGATGTCGCCGGGAATGGTTTTAACCGAAGCCCTCTGCGTGGCTGCGACAAAGCGGAATCCCGCCGAGCGGCCTTTCTGCAGCAGCATCTTGAAGTTCTCCATAAGGGACTTCTCCCCGGGTTCAAGTTCCCTTTGCCCGCGAGCCTGGTCCGCAGCATCGGCAAACTCGTCAAAGATGACAAGCGATAGGTGCTTTAGGCGCATCCTTACCCGTTCGTTCATATCAACCACCATGTCAGCCAGGGCCCGCTCAATATCTTCGATGTCGGAAAGGACTCGGACATTCTTCGGGAGCCATGCCATGGCGAACTCATATTTCGGGTCGAGGATGGTTATGTCCTGAATGCCGGCTTGGATGGCATCAAAGAGTATGGTGAACAGCTGGACGGACTTTCCCGAGCCGGTAGCGCCGCACACGAGCAAATGAGGGGTGGTGTTGTTGTCCAGGTCCCACACGATCACGTTGCGGAAGTTGTCCATGCCCAGGGCGAGCTTGTGGCCCTTGGTGTATTTGGCATCCCAGAGCAGGGGCTCGCAGTCCTTCTTCTTCGTCACCTCTATGGCGAGGTAGGACTTACCCTCGTACATCACCAGCGGTTCGCCCTGGATGCGCACCCTCGGCACGTCAAGGGCGTTGGCTATGTCGAGCGAATGCCTGAAGATGGAGAGCAGCTCCACGCCGGGAGCGACCTCGCAGAGATAGGTGTTGCAGGAGAATCCCTCTATGAAGTGGGCGACCTGCACCTTGATGTTGAAAGTACGCAGAACGTGTTCTATTTTTTCCTGTGGTGTCATATTGGAGTGTGAATAATCAAGTGTGATGAATGCGGCGGCGTTCTTGCGGAAGGTGGTTATGGCCTTCGGGGCGATGGAGCCTATGGAGGAATCCTTTATCTTGCGCTGCCGCTTGGCTATGAGTTCCCTCTTCTCCTCCGGCACATACTCGAAGTCCTCTATCTCCGAGATCTGCGTCCTTGCCCAGAAGTCATAGAGGACGGCCATGTCGGTGAAGTTGTCGCTCGGGTTGATGGTATATATGTAGTCAGGGTCGGATACCGCCTCCAGCATCCGTCGCAGCGGCTCATAGAGCAGGGCCTCGAACAGCCTGCGGTTGTCGGCATCCATAGTGAAGACGTGCTTGCGCATCTGGGCGCTTCCGTCCTTGTTCTTGGTAATCTTGTTCTCTATGAACCACACCTCCGAGACGCGGTCTCCCTTGTGGGCCGCCTCCCAGCCGAGGACGTAGGTTATCGCCTGCTGTCCGTGTGCCAGGGCCAGCTCCTTCTCTTCGGTGTACGCGCTCTTGCTCTTGTGGTCTATCACCACGATGCGCCCGTCCTTGAGTTCCACCACGAGGTCTATGACGCAATGCAGCGGCAGGGGAATGTCCACGCCGTTGACCGTCACCCAGGCGTCGTAGCGCACCTCCACGTCCAGCACCTTGGCGATGTCATCGGTATAGGTGCTCACCTCGGCGCAGAACGATTCAAGGAGGTTGTTCACGACGCGGTCGGCCTCGGCCCTCGCCTGCTCCACGGAAGGGAACTTGTTGGAGAGCCGCCATTCGTTCGCCGGCACCTCGTCGAGATAGTCGTAGGCGATCTTCGTAAGGTCCACCACCGCCGGGGCGGAGCCCTCCGTATAAGCGGAGAAATACTCCTTCAGCGCCTCGTGGTATGCGTTCCCCGCGATGGATGCGATGCTGCGGGTGTCTTTCTCCCGATAGACATACTGCATCTCGAATGCCTTCTCGTTGCGGGCAAAGCAAGACACGCCGGAGAAAGACCAACTATCTACGAGATAATTGGAGAAGTGTTCCTCCAGCTCTTCCGGCGTGTATTTCGCGTACTTGTTCATATTACATCAGTTCGGGTGCCTTGCTGCCTTTCTGCCGCAGTTCTTCCTTCCTTGCGTCCACGATGACCGCGGCCTGCTGCTCATCGGTGGTGCCATCGACATATTCGGGGTTGCCCTGGTCGTCGATCACGCCCTGGTCGGTGCGGATTGCGTCCTTCAACTGGGCGATACCCGGCTGCTCCACGGAGAGGGGCGCATACTTGGAGAGAAGGAGTTTCACCACGGTCTTGGTGGCCATCGCATCGAAGTCGGTGTTCCACTTGGAAGAGGCCCTGACCTTGTCGTAGGAGGACGAGAAGGTCTGCGAGTAGCGCTTCGCGTGTTCGCGCACCTCGTCCACGGACATATAGTGCGTCTTTTGGAAGCCGTTGAGCAGCTTGAAGTAGGCGAAGTACCCGATTACCTTGTCGGATACCTTCTTGCCGGAGAAATCAGGCTCTCCGGACTTCTTGTCGATGCCGGCCAGCTCTCCCTCATAGACGGGGCCGGCGTTGATGTGCTCGAACAGGCCGCTGCGCTGGGCGAGCTGCACGAATCCCTTCCAGCCGATCTGGAACTGGGCCTCCTGCACCTGCGTGGCGACCTCCACCTCCTTCTCGATGGGAGCGCCGCCCCTGGGGTCGGCTATGTGCTGCAATTCCTTCGCCCTCTTGGTGTTCTTGTAGGGGATGATGTACGCGAAGCCGAGGTTGGGATCAAGGGGCAGGCCCAGGGCCGTTGCCTTGGTGGCGGCATACACGAGCGATGTCGGGGTGCACGCCTGGAGTTTCACGTCGTTGCCGACCACGGCGAGGAGGTTGTTCACGAACTGCTCCTTGCGGGAGCCGAGTACGGTGCCGAGATACTTCTGCATATCGGAGTTCATGATGGCGCGGTTGAACCTCGCCAGATTGGAAGTGCCGTCCCTCTGCGTCACCGGGGCGACGAGTATTTCTTTGTTTTCCATGATGATAATAGTGTTTGTATTTTCTTGTGGAAGTTGGAGGATTCGGACCCCTATCCTTCGGGTATGTGTTGTCAAAGAGGGGGCGGCGGGCTAATTCCGTTTCATATGCGCGTGCGTCCTGCCGGTAGGCCACCTCGTATCGTCCCTGTTCGCTCCTGCCCCCTCTCCGGCGCTTTTGAATTATTGTTTTACTTTACCCTATGCTCAACCAATTAAGCTTCAACTTCCAAATACCCCGGACAAGCCGGGGCTGATGACTAATGATAAATTTGCTAAAGCTGCCTACGCATCGCTGCGGTGACTTGGTTCCGGGCGAGGGAGTTCAACCCTCTTCTCCTGCGGCGTGTTTTATTGACTGCGTGTTTGCCCCGCCCAGGCGTTGTTACCGTTACACCAGCCCGGAAATATTTCATTAACCGCGCTTAATCATATAGGCGATCATAGAACCGATGAAGATGATGAGGGCAAGGATGGGCATCACCCATATCGGGGCGAACACCCACCACCAGGACCAGTCGATGTAATGAGTCAGTTTCAGTACGAGGAATACGATAAAGAGTACCCCCAGGAAGGTGATGCCGCCGGATGCGGAAGAAGAATTATTGCTCATATGATAAATAATTAAGTATTGTTATGTTGGGAAGGGGAAGGGCGGTCGGGCCGTTCCCCTCAATGGCTCTGCGGGCGCTATTCCTTCGGCTCCGCAGCCTCGTTCTCTGCGTCCTTCGCCTTTGGGGCCAGGCTCTGGCTTGCGAAGTGGTTCAAAAGTGCTCCCTCGGTCGTGAACTTCAGGACCTCGCGTCCATCCGGCGTCTCAAAAGCGCTGGCGCACATAATGACAAGGTCTTTTCTTTTTCCCCTCATGCCGACGGAGATGCTTCGCTCGCTGGGGTTGCTGGGGTTCTCAAAACCCACCAGCACGATGGCGCTACCGCCTTGTAATTCGCCGACCTTATCGGTAAGTGCCCTTACCAGCTCGGCGATTTCGGCGTTCTCGGCTTTCATTGTGTTTTTCTCTTTGCTCATGGTATGATTGGTTTAATAAGTTGTGATAAACTCTCTATGAATTGCACTCCATATAGTATATGTTGAAGCGCTTCTTGGTTTCGGGGTTGTAGCCTACCCTGTCCTTGATGGGGTAGCCCATTGCACGGAGTTCGCTGATGCGCTTGCGTCCGTCCACAGCCCTGATGTCCTTGTCGGTCAGCATCCCGGCCGATGTCAGTTCCTCGCCCCTCATAAGTTTGTCGAGGATGATTTTTTTCTGCGATGCCGCAGAGAGGGAGTTTTGGTTGATCAGTTCCATGTGTTGTAGATTCTAATGATGTCCCGACCGAGTATGAAGGGCCGGTTGCAATGCTTGAATTTCCTGGATTTCACATATCCGCTCTGTCTCCAGCGGAATATGGTCCGGCGGTCAACTCCCAGGAACCCCGCCGTTTCTGTCATTGAATAGCGCCCGTCAAGGGACACCGAAGGTCTTTTGTTAGTCATTGTATTATGGGTTTATGATAATCTCGTTATCTCGAAGCCGTTGCCGGCAAAGTCCGCCTTGGTGGTGAACTTCCTGCCGTCGTGGCGCTGGAGGTAGGTAACAAGATTCCTCGCGGAAATGATGGCTGCGCCGTTTTCGAGCCGCCAGCTCATTGTTGCTCCGACGGGGATCTGCCGGATGTCATCTACTGAAAGTCTTGCTTTGTCAATCATTTTGGTTATCTTTGCAGCGGTTTATTGTAGCGTACGGAACAAAGTAACGGAAAATTTTCCATTTGTCCAATAGGTTTTTTGGATTTTTTTCCACTTTATGTCCCACACTTTAGTGTAAATGGTTATGAATAAGAGACTTAAAGCGTTTTTAATTTTCAAGGGGACAACGCTTGCTCAACTCGAGAGAGACATTGGGGTTGGTGCCGGAACGCTTTCAAAGGCTGTGAAAAACGACAGCGCCATCGGCGCGGACAAGGTTATGAAGATACTCCAATTCTACGGCGACCTTTCGGCGGAATGGCTGTTGAGAGGCAAGGGCGAAATGATACTCCAGGACTGCCCCGCATCCGTGTCCCAGGACAAGATGAAGATAGAGATGCTGGAGCGGCAGGTGGAGCAGCTTACCAAGGAGAAGGACAACTACTGGACATTGTTACAAAATTCGATGCAGAGATGAGCGAAATCAGCGAAAGATTTTCCAAGTGCATAGACTTCCTTATATATAACGGGCAGGCGAAGAGCTATACGGAGGTGGCGAAGGTGCTGGGAGTGTCGAACTCCGCCCTGAGCATGGCCATCACCGGCTACAGGGAACCTTCCCTCCAGCTGATGGTGTCGCTGTGCGACCACTACCCGGTCAACCTCGCCTGGCTGCGTACCGGCAAGGGCGGGATGATCGCCCCGGGAGAAACGCCCCTGCTGCAGAGGATAGCCGAGCTGGAAGAGACCATCCGGGAACTGAAAGAAAGGCTCGGGGAATCCTGATTGCTTGCAATTTGCTTGCAGCATTTTTGAAGGGTAAGCGCAACTTATTGACAACTAAATACTTGCAAGGGTGCAAACCTGCCTTACAAGCAGGGGGTCGGCGGTCCGAATCCGTCTGCGCCCACGCCAAATCAAATGATTGGTACTCAATAAGTTGTGATAACCTCAAAACTCGGACACCCTCTGGTTTTTGGGGTTATTTTATGTCCCAAACGTGGGACATTGTGGGACATTGTGGGACATTCTGTGAGGGGATGCTTGCAAAATGCTTGCAAAAATGTTGCAACTTTGGAGTGACTGAAAGAAACAACTTAAAACCAATCGAGATATGGCAAACTTATACATCTTCTTTGACAAGCGCTCCCCGCGCAAGGACGGGACGGGGACATTGAAACTCGCGCTGACGCACCGGCACAAGACCGTCTATGAATCCCTTGGCATCCGCGTCAAGCCGGACGAGTGGGATGCCGGCAAGTGCCAGGTGGTCACGCGGCCCGACAAGAAGTTCCAGAACGTCATACTCCGCAAGCGCCTTGCCGACGCGACGATGGCGCTCCAGCGGATCATGCTGCGCAGGGACTTCGCCACGTTCTCCGCCAGGGACATAATGACGATGCTCATAAGGGGCACGGACACGAACGATGCGCAGGACAACGCGGACTATGTGCTGCCGGTTTACAGGGATTACATATCCCTGCTGAAGAAAGCGACCACGAAGGGCATCTACCGCACCTCGCTGAACAACCTGATAAAGTATGAGCCTGACATAGACAACCTGCGTTTCAGCGACATCACCGTGGCTTGGTTGCGCCGGTACCAGCAATGGCTCACGGAGACCAACGGGATGTCCGTGAACGGGGCGAACGTGTACCTGCGTAACCTCCGCACCATCTTCAACTACGCCCTGGAAAACGAGCTGACCGCAGCGCACTATCCGTTCAAGAGCATCGACATGGCGACCACCGATCCGGACAAGCGGGTGGCACCTTATGACAAGTTCCTGCGCTGGGTTGATTGCCCGATAGACGAATCCCTCGTTCCGTTCCGCGACCTCTTCCTGCTCGCGTTCTACCTCTGCGGCATCCGTCCGATAGACCTCCTGACAGTGAAGAAGGACCAGATACGCGAGGGGCGGCTCGTTTACTGGCCGCAGAAACTCAACGGCAAGACCAAGCTGTCAGTCAAGATAGAGCCGGAGGCCCAGGCAATCATCAACAAATACTCCGGGCAGGAGCTGATGCTCAACTTCATGGAGGGCAGGTCGGACTACAAGGCGTTCGGCAAGCGGTGGAACAGGGCGCTGCGGATGGTCGGCACCGGTCTCACCATCGCGGGGGCGGATGCTTACACGGAAGAGGTGCGGCGGAAGAGGAAAAGCGGCGTCATCCCCTACATTTCCGCGTACCACGCAAGGCGCTGCTGGTCCACCTACGCCTACAACATACTCGGCCAGCCGATGGACGTGGTCTCCCAGGCGCTCGGGCACAAGAGCGGACTGCGCGTGACGAACTTCTATGTGAAGAGGGATGCGGCCCTCGCTGACAAGGCAAACCGCGACTTGATTGACCGGCTGCACAAGGATCTGGCGGAACTCCGCAAGAAAGGCAGCGAGGAATGAAACGAGAAAGGGCAGCCACGAATATCGTGACCGCCCTTCTTCTTTGCACATACACCTGACAAGGCTTGGTTGATTGCTTGATTGCTTGATTGCCTATTCTATGCCGTAGTCCTGCGCTATGTCTTTCACCCACAGCTCGAACTGCCGGTTGAACGAGAGGTCGTCCTCCTTGGTCATCTCGCGCAGAGCCTTAACCCTGCGGAGGGTATCTGCGGTAACACGGAACGAGAGGTGCTCGCTTATGGGATTCTCCACCATCTTCGTGCCCTTCTTCCTGCCTGCGCCCTCGCGCCTGCCACCCCAGCCCTTCTCGGACGGGGTGGTCTCCTTTTTCTTCTTGGTTGATGCTGCCATAATAACTATGTAATCTTGGTTGTCAAAATGCCGTTCTCGTACCCTTGACCGCCCACACGGGGAGAAGTCTGCGCAGGAGCAGACCGCGATACACATACCCCCTCCTTGCCGTGAGGTACGCGAGTTCTTCGTGTCCGTCCTGGAAAGTAACCACGCGCCAATGCCTGTCGGTGCAGGACACCGCCTTGGCTATCCTCCCCCGCCTGCGGGAGACTTCCGCCCATTGCTCGGTTGTCAATCCCTGCGGCACTGCCACGCCCTTGGGGAAGAGTGTGAGATACCGCAGGTCTGATAGTGTCCGTTTCCGTTTCATCACGCAGGCAAAGTTAGCAATTTTCTTTCACCTCTGCGGTATAGACCGCAATGGTATCTCCGTGATGATACTGAATTTCCACGCCCTCGCGGAGTTTGCGTGGCACAAGGTGCAGTCTCTGCGCTGCGAGAATCAGCTTGTCATAAGCCATAGCAGTACTATTGAACGGATAGGAGAAGATAGGTCTCCGACCTACCCTCTCCGTGGTCTTGTAGATTGTTGTCGCCATATCTTGATTGGTTGATTGATACTATTTGAGGATGACTACTACCGCACCCATTCCCACCTCTCGGGCATCCCCTACGGAAGTGGCGTTTTCAAAGGCGAGTATATCCTCTCCGTCAAATCCCTCTTCCTCCAGCTCGCTCCACTCGTTGAAGAGGATGACGATAGCACCCATAGGGCAGTTGCTGTGGATTGTGTGTACGACTGCGATTGCGTGGTCGTAGAGTTGCTCCTCGTTCAAGGAGACATCGTTGGTTGTGTACTTTTTCATCTTGATTGTTGTTTAATGGTTGATATATGGGAGCGGTAGGCAGGTATCAGCCACCTACCGCCATTGGGAACTCTATGCGACCTGCGCAGCACCGCCCTTGGCTGCTGCCTTGACCTGCCACATATTGTCGGTCATAGTCTTGACAATCTCTTTGTGCAGGGGCGTAAAGCTATCGTGCGGTCCATAGCATTGGAGTATCTTGTAACTCCTTAAATCTATCTCCAAGGTCTCTATGGGGTTGTTGTCCGCATCCCTCGCGGATAGTATCAGCGACCCCTCTTTCTTGTAGTAGCCACAAGCATACACGCAGTGGTGCAGGGTGTTGCCCTCGCGCTCAAAGTCATCTACACTCTGGAGCGCGACAATGGTAAAGCCTGCGGTGGAGGGGATGCTGATGCCGAAGTATTTTCCCCTGCGCTTGATGAAGTCCTCGTTGGTCTCCTTTCGCGTGAGCATCGCCTGCCTTGCCCTCTCCCTCGCCCATTCATCCTGCTGCCTGCGCCACCTCTCTTCCTCTATCCTCCGCCTGCGTTGTCTCTCGGCAACGAGTGCGTTGTGGGCATCGTGCAGGTTATCGGGGCAGAGGAACTTGGGATTGTGGGTGTCCATATCAAGACAATGCAGCATATCCACCATATCGCGCCACTCGCGCAGGTCGGCAATCTCATATCCGTGCCTGCGGACAATCTTTATCTGCGCCCAGTACTCATTGATTCTGCGCTTGAAGAATGTGGCGAGTTTCCACTCCCCTGCCTTCCACAAGGTCTCAAACGCAGGATACTCTGCCATAGTGTCAAGTATCCAATCAAGTTTAAGTCCGTGCGTCTTGTCGGGGTCTATGCCCCTCTTGGTCAGTTCTGCGGAAAGGGAGAAACTTGCAGGGATGCGGTATCTCTCGGTGGTCTTGCATTCCGTATCGCTGCCTATTCCGTCCTGCGCGAAGTGTCTTGTGTACGAACGCCAAAACTTTGAGTAGTACATACCGCCCAAACGAGCGATATAGTGATAGGTGTTGCCACCCTTTGTCCAGCTCGCGCCAATGTCCTCTATATTGACCTGCGCAGGCTTTCCTGGGACACCATAGTCGTGCCTAACGAAATATCGGGTTATCTTCCACTCTCCCATAGTGGCATTAACCGCGATAATATCCTCAAACCTTTGATGCTTATACGCCCCACCTTTCTCAATCTTCATCTGCCTGCCACAATGGGGACAAGTGCCGAGGTACTTATACCAATAGTGGTAGTATTTCGATTCAGCAGGAATATCGGGATTTCTGCGGAAGTCCTTGACCTCGGATAACGGAAACTCCGCACCGCACTCGCTGCACCAATAGATGTCTTTCGCCTGCGCCCTCTTGCCATACTTGGCAGCGCACATAGAGTGCTTGTAGGGGTGCGCCACGAAAGACATTACGCGCTTGCCGAGTTCCCCGAACTTCGGGAGCATCTTGTCAAGGAACATAATCTCGGCTTTGTCAAGTTGTTTTTGATTTCTTTTCATAGCATCATAGATTTAGAAGAGTGAGAACTCGGTCATAGTGTAGGTTTGTCCGTCTTTCTTGATAGTGGTCGTGCGAGTGCCCTCGGCATCCGTCTTGACTATCTTCGCGGATAGAATGTTGCCCTTGTCATCTTTCTTCTCGGTGGTCTTGGTAACGGCAATCTCTCCGCTATCGGTAATCTTCGCACCTCTCTTCATCAGCGCATCAAGTAGGGGGTTTGCCTTGACTTTCTTCTCGGTCTCTTCCCTCTTCTTCTGCTCTGCGGTCTTTTCGGCTTTCTTGGGCACATAGGGTTTCAGCGAGGGGCACTCTTTCTCAATGGTCTCCTTGCTCTCGGTGTAGTAGTGCACCGCCCAACCGAACACCTCTGCATCCTCAATCATCGCGCAGTTGCCACTTGCCTTCTTCCTTGCCTGCGCGGTAATGTATGACCAACACGAATGAATGTCCTTGTCCTTGGACTGCATAGCGGTTGCGAGTGCTTGGTCGCCCTCGTTTGCCCTGCGCTGCATTTCATTGAGGACAATCTGCTCATAGGGAGAAAGTTTCTTCTCCTTGGTCTCCTGCTCGGCAGATCCAGCGGACTTTTCTTCATCCGTTGCCTGCTCGGTCTCTCCGCAGTCCTCTTCGGTGGTATCTTCATCATCCACCACCTCTTCGGTCTGCTCGTTGATTGGCTCTTCTGCCACCACCGCCTGCGTGGGCGTGGCGTTCTGCTCGGTCTCCTCTTGGATGCCGAACAAATCATTGATTTCTTCTGCCATAATGACTTGGTTTTGATTGTTGATAATTGGGGGTATGGGGAAAGTATCAGTCTCCCCATACCAAGGTGTCAGTAGTTGATTGGCGCAGCCTGCTCGTTGGTAACGAGACAATGAGTGAGCGCATTGTTGGTCTTGGCTACGATGCTGCCACAAGAGGTCAGCCATATCTGCCTTGTCCTCTCGGTCTTGTGCAGGTCGGAGTGGATGCCTTGGGCATCCCTGCGGATGAACTCGGTGCAGAGTATCTGAATGGTTGTCAGTTCGGTCTGCGTGAGCGTTACTTGCGTTTCGTGTATCATAGTCCCTACTCCTTGATGATTGTTACCTTGTTGGCTACCACCTCGGTGGAGCATCGCTCCACTCCGTAGGTGTCAATGTAGCGGTTGTTGCGCAGCCTGCCGAGGACATAGACCTTGTCTCCGCATCGGAGTTCGCTCGGCTTGTCCGAGAAAGCGGAGACGGAGAGCCAAGTGGTCTCTACGACTGCGTTGCCCTGCTTGTCCTTGTAGGCGAGGTTTGTCGCCACTTGAAAGCGCGTGTGATGCTTGTCGGCAACGAGGTTGGAACTGACATTGCCGACTATGCCACGCAGTTCCACTTTGTTGAGTTGTTCCATATTGGTCGTGATGATTGGTTGATTGTTTACTTGTCGTGATGAAAGAATACCTCTTCGGTGTCGTAGTCCTCTGCGTTGAGTTCATTGTCAATGCAATAGTCCTCAATGCAGTTGTTCATTTCGTAGTAGAGCGAGGGTTCAGCCATTGCGAGGGAACACCTCTGCCTGTCCATTATCCCCCACGCGATGCTCTCGCGCTCGGAGAAGTCCTCTATGTTCTTCTTGCAGTAGTCATAGAGGACTTTGTTGGTGGGTTTCCTGCTCCTGCTCATAGGACACTGACATTGCTGCCGTTTACCTGCAACTGCACCTTGCCCTCGCAGAGCATATAGCTTATCTCGCTTTGGGGGTAGCCTTGGGCATCAAGGTATTCTTCCACCTTGTAGGCATCCCCTCGTTCCTCGGTAGTCGCTGCGATTTCCTGCGGAATGTCCACGATAGAGACAATTCCGTCTGCGTAGTTGAGAATGACCGCTTTCATATCACTTGCCCTCCCTGATTATCTCTTCTGCGATGCGTTCTCCGTCGGGGATGAAGTACCGGTAGTCCTTACCGCTCTTCGCGCTCCTGCGGATGACATAGCAAGTGGTCTTTCCTGCCTTTTCTCCCTTGGTGTAGGTGTGCAGGATGATAGGGTACTCGCTGCCCTTGTTGTCTCGCCACACATAGTCGGTAACTCGGTCATCGGGCAGGATTTGGGATGCTGCGCTCTGGACAAAGACATTGCCCTCTCGCGTGTAGTTCTTGGTGTCGCGCTCTTGCGCCCCTGCGCTTATGGCTGCCACAAGCAATGCAAGGATGATGATGCTTTTACGCATAGTTGATTGTATAGATTTTGAATGGTTTCTCGTTGGGAAAGTAGGACAACTCAATCACAATCTCTCCCTCGGTCTCCCTCGTTGCGATAGCGAGTTGCTTGTATCGGGATTGCTCCCACTTGATTGCGTTCCTGCCCATAGCGATTGCCTTGGCTTTCGCCTGCGCGAAGTCCACGAAACCGAAGAGTTTGGTGTCCGCGCTCCTGCGTAACCGCATATCATCGTGATAGCGGTTGTCAATCGTGAGGTGTACGAAGTTCTGCATCTTGATTGGTGTTTGTAAGTTGTGGGGGCTATGGGAGAGGTCAGTCGCCCATAACCAAGGGGTTGATAGTTCAGAGGTCTGCGCCTATCGTTCTGCGGAGTTCTTTCAGTCGCTCATAGCCGTTGAGGATTATCTCCTGCAACTCTTCGGGCGTTTTGTCGGGTAGCCCGTCTTTCTTGCAGCATTGGTCAAGATTGTCAATGATGCTGCCGATTTCGTTGTGGATAGCCTGCAACTTCTCCCTATCCTGCTCTCGCTGCCAATGCGTGAAATACTTGCAATCATCCGCATAATCTTTAAGCGAGAAACAATCCACGAACTCTTCGTGTCCGTGAGGGCAATACTTGGTGTCCCACCTTGCGCATATTGAAGTATTCTGCGCCACGATTTCCGAGACTTTCAAGTCAAGTGTGTAATTTTCTTCCATATCTGCGAGTGTTTAAGCGGTTGCGTATCTTACTCTCTTTCCGTAGGGAAGAGCGAGGGAAAGTGCCATTTCATCCACCTTGTCGCGGTAGTCAATATCGGGCAGGTAGATAGTGATATAACCCCACGAACACTCTATTATCTCCACTGGCTCGTTCTTGGCGAATGCGCCCACTATGGAGCGAATATCGCAGCGAGTGGGCAGGGTGTCGGAATTGACTATTCCGTTGCGGAAATACTTGTGCCCGACCTCTACGCAGTCAATCTGCAACTTGGCGTTGTGCGCCTTGGCGCAGGCTCTCAATGCTTTGAGCAAGTTCTGCTCATTGGGGATGATTTGTTTCTTGTTCATAACTTTGTGATTTAGTGATATTGGGGAGTGCGCAGTCGGTCAAGACCACGCACCCAAGGGGGAGGAAAGGGGCAGGCATCAATAGAAGTAGTAGCCATCATCCTCCCAATAATCCACCATAAGGCTATGCCCATAGGCTTCGCAATCAAAATAGTTCTCTATCGTTGCTCTGATGCCCTCGGGAATGGAGGGGAGGATAAACTCTTCAAACTCTCTCCGCCCAAGTTCTTCCTCATCCTCAAATTGCCCGATATAATGCTCGTTCGCCTCGCTCACGAGTTCATCTATATCCGTATCATCATCAATGCTGATAGATTTCGCCCTGCAATAGTGCTCAACGATGTCTGCATCATTATCATCCAGCGCAATCAAGTCCCAAACTATTGGAGATACCCAACTCTCCGAAACGAAGTTTTCGGGGATATACTCGCGGTCTTGGAACATAAACTCGGGGTCGGTTTCATCCTTGTGGAGTTCCTTGCAAGCCTTGTAGAAATCTTCCTTGCTATCATAGTCCGCCAAGTTCATCCACTTGCCGAAAAGACTACCGCAGTTGTACTTGTGATAAGTGCCTACATAAATGGCTGCTTTCTTAATGTCGCTCATAATGTGTGTGATTTATTGGTTTATAACTGGGAGTGCAGGGCGTAACATTCAAACCCCCTGCACCATAAGAGTAAAGCATTGAGCAAATCCGTCTTTTAAGTTGTCGCAATCATTATCGCCTTGTCTATCTCGCATCTTCGCACCTTTTCACTATGGACACACAAGTACAAGCCTTGCAGTTTCATCCCCTTGGATACCACCCCAAAGGCATAGCTTAATCCGTTGCATTTCAGCGAGTTAGTGTATGTCAATGAACTGCCCGAAAGCCGTTTCCATTGGCTTTGCTACTGCAAAGGTATAAATAATTTTGATTTGTTGTAACACTTTTAATCAAATTTTTTTAACTTTTTCTCTCATTTTGTTTTAGAGGGCTTGTAATGTGCTGATATTCAGTATGTTACAAAATGCATTTTTACCGCATTTGTTTTTGTCAAAACTTGACACTATCCCGAGCATCCTTAATAATTCAAGCAGCAATCCGCAGGCATCTGCCATTTTGGGGCGTAAGTCGTTGATATTCAAGGGGGTAGAAAGACTCCCCCAAAAAGGTCTCTCGCACCCCATTTTGCGCAAATCGTGTACCGAGGGGGCAAAATCCGCAGGGCAAAAGGTGTGGAACTTTCCTAATAGGCAGGGGCAAAAGGGCATCGCAGGCATCTGCAAGGGGGATTTGTGGGAAACCTTGCAAGCATTTGAGCAAGCATCGGCAGAAAAGTGTGCGCTCTGGGGTGTGTTTTCGTGGGTATGGGCAAGATTGAAAAGGAACTCCATATTGCCCCCATTTATAGTATCAATCGCTCAATATGGATAAAACCCGAAATAGTTTCCTGGGGCCCCAGAAAGAATGCTTAATGATTCTTGCGTGGCGGTTGGGTGTGGATCGGCGCTGTGGTGTGAATGGTGTGGGTGTATGTGGTGTATGTGGTGTATGTAGTGTGTGTTGGTGTATGGGTCCCATAAGGATGGTTATTAAAGAAGAAACCCTCTCCTGGACTGTCGCAGCCGAGGGGAGGGGTAGATTCTTGTTATGAAAAGACCTCAGCACCGGTGTTGTCAAGACAGAAAGAACCCTGAGCACTAAAAACCAAGTAGATAAGCATTCCAAAGAGAACCGGTGCCGATACAAAGGTAGTAAAGAAATGTGAAAGTTGAGCCGAGGTGGTGGCTGGAAGCGCAAAAAATATTTTTGTGGCGTATTGGTGTATATATCAGGCGTTTATGAGGGGTAAGTGGGACATTGTGGGACACAAGTTGTTCACGGGTAGTGAAATTTTCGGGGAAATGTTTATACCTTTGTAGTGGTGTTGGGTGGGAACGGGGTGTGAACATACGATAGTTATCCCTGTGAGGGGACACTATAGAAACGTCTGCATCGCCCCATCCCGAGACAACACCACCTCTACTGCAGGCGTTTTTTTTATTGTGCATGAGAGAGCGGTCGGGGATCAGGAAGGACCTATCGGGGAAACTTACGTTCGGCCTTCCGTAGAAAGGAGCAGAAGAATGACAGCGCAGCTCCAGCCTGGGGTATAATTCCTGCCGGGTGCTGTTAGCCCATACGAGGGTTGAAGGCGGGATAACTCGTTCCATTCGTAGTGGCGAACGAGGCTCGACGTGCGAGGTACTGGCTCCGTAGAGGGACCTTGGATGAGAGAGCGCACTCCCTGATCCGCCGTTTCGGCGGGTTAGGGGTTATTGTGCTCTCTATACTCGGAGACTTCACCATAGAGGGGTTTATTCTTTCAGAGAATAGATAATAATATATTTCCCGATTTTCGTCAAAATTTTCCCGGAAATTCGCATCTTTGCGGTATGTTCAGAATTGTTCCGCTCTTACTGGGGCTGACGGCCCTCCTTCTCGTCATCCGCCGTGTCAGGCATAAGCGCATCTTATGGTTGTGCGCATCCGTCGTCCTGCTGTTTCTCTGCGCCTATGAGGCGTTCCCAACGATAAGGTTTGGATGGGGGCTGTGTTTCCCCTCTGATGCCGCTTACCCAGACCTGTGGCTGCCCCGTGGGTACTATGCGGAGGGAATCCCCGCATACTCCCTCATAAGGGGCTGCAGGGGCGCGAAATGGCTGCATCCGGACTGGTATCCGGCGCTGCTGTGCGTCTTGTCCTTGGGATTGTGCCTATTCGCCCTTCTCCGGGGTCGTGGAAGGGACGGAAGGACGCAGTGACTCTATGTCCTCGGCCAGCACCTTGTTCCTCCCCAGGGGGCGTTTCTTCGCGTCATAGCGGGGACTCTCCCTGAGCATGGCGTCTATGTCGCCCTCGTATGCCGCCTGCATCAGCTTGGGGAAGGATGCGAGACCGCCCCTCACCCCGTACTCGTAGTCCGCGAGGATGGACTGCTGCCTGAATCCCAGGCCGTCCCAGGCTCCCTCGCCGTAACGCTTGTCGAAGGTCCTGCGGGCATTGTCGTAGTACCTCGGAGCCTCGTCCTCCACCGCCTGCACCGCCTGCTCGTCCGTGAGGTATCCCTGCCGGAGCGCCGTGTCCGCCCAGGGACCGCCGTTGGACAGCTTGATGCCGTAGGCTATGGTCCTTGCTCCCCCTTCATGGGATTCGTGGGGATACCACCTCTGCAGGAGCGGGTCCCATCCCCTGCCCCCGAGGCCCTTCCTGTTCTCCACCTTCATTATGCGGCGGGCCATGTCCTTCAGCGCCAGCCTGCGCTTGTCCGCGGCGGAGGGCTCGCCCTCTCCCTTGAAATTCCCGCCCAGGCCCAGAAGCCCCTCCGGATCGTAGAGGGGCCCCTTCGCTATGTCCTCCGCGGCTTTCAGGGACTGCCGCCTTTCTTCTTCTATGCTTCCCATGACTGAACTGATTTTGACTGTGACTATCCTTTCCTGTTGAACACCAGCATCGCCGCATCCCTCGCGTGCTCCGAGGTCTTGCCGGTCCAGCCGGTCACCTTCGCGAAGAAATCCGCGTTCATCTTCGTGGCGTTGCGCCTCGGGGGTATGGCGTGGTACTCCACCTCCAGGTCCTTCAGGAAGTCGTCCCAGATGCCGCAGTCCCTCTTCACGGAACCCGCACCCTGGAGCTGCTCCCTGCCGGCGCTGCCGAACCACGTCCGCTGCCTCGCGTCCTCGAAATAGACTACTATGTCGTCCGATACGGAGAGCCGCTGCACCCGCTCCATCGCTATGTGGATCTTCAGGGTGGCCAGCTCCGTGAGCCTCTTCCTCTCCGTGTCCCATACGGCGAACCCCGTATGCACTCCCGTGTCGATACCTATGCAGAGCATATCCTACCCTATCCGCCTCCTCACGGGCTCGAAGTCTATCATCGTGGGACCGAAGTCAGTGTCGTCCGGCACTGCCCCGCCGATGGTAATCGTGTAGTAGCGCCACGACCTCGCCGCAGGGCCGGTGCGTATCTGGCTTATCTTCTTGCCGCTCCTGTTCGCGTAGGAGAGCAGCGCCCAGTCCTGCAGGTTGTCGCTGCCGTAGAGCGCCACGGTCAGGTCTCCCGACGAGGCACGCACCATCTGTAGCACCCTGTGTATGTGCCCGTACTGGCCGCCGCCCATGGAGAAGGGACGCGACTGCAGGTGCACCGCTATGTCCGTTCCCTCCGTCTCGTTCGAGAGGTCGTACGTCGCCCTGCCCCTCTCGGAATCGAAGGTGAGGTTGTTGGTGGTGGTCCTGTAGGAGAAGGTGCCGTTGCAGTCCCCCGCGGAGTCGTGGCCGTCTATGTCGATGCGGATCGTGTATAGGGTGCCCAAGGTCTGGTGCTCCTCCTTGGTGAAGGTCATCACGGACCCCTGCAGCATACTCCCTATGATGTGGGCCTGCCACTCCAGACGGAACTGCTCGAATATGGCGTCCGTGCCCGCCGCCGCCTCTGCCGCGGTGACGGTGTGTGTGAAGACGAACGCATCCTCCCCTATGGCCAGGGTAAGCGTCAGGACGGAACCTTCCGGGAGGAAGGGAGCTTGGAAGGTCTTGTACGCCCATACCCTCGTGGCGATGACCGGATCGGATGCGATGTGGTCTCCCACCGCGTCCTGCGTCAAGGCCACGGGTATCTTGAACCACTGCCGGTACTTCAGCGAGAGGACGTAGGAATAGTGGTAGGCGGGGTTGCTTATGATCAACTCGTCCCGGAAGCGGTTGTACGACAGCGACGCACCAGCGGCGAAGTCCTCGAAGGACACCTGCGATTCGGTGCCGGACGTGTCGTAGTGCCGGCGGCAGATGGCTATGTACCCCGTACAGTTCCTTATGTACTTGTGCGGCCCCAGGGAGAGCGCGTCGCTCACCAGCACGGAGTTCCCGCCGGCAACGAGCCAGAGCCCGCCGGCAGCGAGGAAGAAAGTGCCGTTCTCCGTTGCTACCCCGTTGGACTGCGCCACGAGGTTGGATATGGGACGGAACGCGCCGTAGAGCACCGTCCCCGTGCCCTGCAGCAGCGCGTACACGCCACGGTCGGTGAAGATGTCCAGCGGGTAGTCCCCGAAGGACACGTCCCTCACCGCCACCATCTGCGGCAGGATGTCCAGTATCTTTCCCGGAGCGAGGTAGGAGTGGTTCACGTCGAACACGAACGGGTTGTACTGCTCGCTGACGTTGATCGCGGACGGCTCGGCTACCTCCACGAAACGCTTCGCGCCGTCCTCCGCGAGCGTCTCCAGCTCCGTGTATTCGTCCGAAGGGGATGAAGGAGCCTCGGCATAGTACGCACCCTCGGTGTTTATGGTGTAGTTGTACCTCGCCGAATCGGTCATCGCGTACTTGAAGAGGTTATAGTAGGTCGCGGTGCCCCCCTGGATGGCGAATGTCACCCAGACCTCCCTCACGCGGATGGAGGGGGCTATGAGGATGAGCCCGTCGGTGTGGTGGATGCCCGTGCCTACATAGACCGGCACGTTCCTCTCCCCGTCGTTGTATATCAGGAATATCTTGCAGGCGTTTCCCGAACCGGGATAGATGCCCGAGAAGTTCGGCTTGGACAGCCACTCCCTGCGGATGCCGCCGTAGATGTGGAAGCGCGAGTTGTACGCCAGCACCTCACCGAAGTGCGCCACTGCTCCCGAATCCACGCGCAGTGTCTCCGAGGTGGTCTGTATGTTCCCGCCGAAATGCAGGATGAACGACTGGTTCGCCAGGACGAGGTCCTTCATGGGGATACTCTTCTGATGGTACAGGAGCTGCCCCCCGAGGTCTATCAGGTCGGGAGTGAGTTCCGGAGCGACCACGTCCCCCATGCTCGATATCTGTCCCCCCTTCTTGCTTATGTCCGCCACGAACTGCGGACGCGACACATAGATCTCCGCGCTCTTCACTATGGAAGTGTCCTCCGACCAGCCATAGACGCGCCCCAGGGTCATGCGGATTTTCAGGGCCGCTCCGTACACGTAGCTGTTCGATGCCGTACCCCTCGCTATATAGTAGCCTCCGTCGGGGAAGTCCCTCTCGAAGTCGGGGAAGTACTGTGCGCCCGACCAGGTCTCGTCCACGAAATAGTGGGCGGAACTCAGCGGGCCGAAGCTGTCCTTATACACGGGTATGGGGTTGATGGGAATCCACTGCCCCGTCCAGAAGGTCTTTCCGTCCGCGGTCTTGAGCGCTATGGCGATGACCGCCTGGCCGAAACAGTAGTCCTTGTATTTCTCCTGCAGTCCGTTGTACCCCGTGGCCACGATGTCCTGGATCTCCGTCATCGGCGTGGACTGGGTGAAGTTCGGAACCTTGAAGTTCCCGAGGTACGAATCATCCACGGAGAACGACGCGGATATGGCCGGCATCCCGCTGTCCATCTTGACGTATCCGTCCCCCGTCCAGCGGAGGGTGATGTTCTGGCTGAGGTTGCTCGGATAGGCTTCCACGATGCAGCTGAACAGCGCGAGGTTGCTCACCGCCGCGAAGCTGTACTTCATTGATATGATGTGCGGGTCCTCTATGATGAACAGCGCCCCGCCTATGGGCTGCCCCTCGTCGTCTATCTGGTGGCACGAGAGGGTGCCGTTGGCGTACTTCACGGCAAGGTAGTTCGTGCCGTCACTCACGCGGTGCTCGTATATCTTGTCATAGACGGTTTCCATCATCCATCCGAAAGGCTTTACAGGGACGAGCCCGCCCGTGGTGGGCCGCAGGTTCGTCAGCTCCTCGCAGGAGCCGTCCGAGGAATAGTCGGAAACGGCCCTGTTGATTCCCTTGAAATTCAGTTCGCTTACAGGCATGGCTAATCTTCGTTTTCTTCGTTGTCGTTGTCATCGCTGCCGCCGGAGTCGCTGATGTGGTTCTCCTTCTTCATCCTCTCCAGCATCGTCAGTTTCTCCTTCTTCTTCGGCGTGAGGGGCTTGACGGTCTCGCTGATTATGTCGATCACGCTCTTCGCCTTGACCGTGTCGCTTGACTCGAACTCGGAGAGCGTCTTATATACCATCGCCAGCTTTGCCGGGTCGGTGGTCTGCTCTATCAGCTCGTAGCACCTCTTCAGCACCTTGTCCTTGATGCTCTTGATGGTGGGGGCGGCGTCCTGGGGGTCCTCCACGTTCACTCCGTGTGAATCTTCCTCGCGGATGGTCTCGAACACGGCCTTGCGGTAATCCAGGTCCCAGTCCTTGATGTCCGCGACCGTGGTGTTGGGTATGCCGAGGATCTTCAGCATCTTCGCCGGGTTGCTCTCGAACATCCGGTGGAGCAGATAGATGTAGGCTATCTTGCGCTTGGCAATCCTGTCCTTTACATTCTTGTCCATATAAGTCGCTATTTCAGTATCCGATAGCAAGTTTAACTATAACTTTTTGGAATTTTTTCACATTTTGTGAATATTTTTCAAATAAGTATAGGTAACTTGGTCCCATAAAAAAATGAACGAATATGCTGACAGCGATTATGTTAATGTTCACGCCCCTCGTAATACCGTTAATACCCCTGCTGATAGCGGGTACGGCGCTTGCTGCGGGCGGAGCAGCCGGCGGTGCCATAGGTGCAGCCGCGAACCGCAGGAAGGCGAAGAAAGAGGAAAGCCGGGCATACGGCGAGGCGAAGGATTTCCTTGATTCACAATACTACCGCGATCCCACGACCACTCCAGGCAACAGGGCGTTGCTCAAGACGATGGACGAGAGGCTGCGGAAGGACAACGAGGCAATAGACAACCGCGCAGAGGCGGGCGGTGCCACTACGGAGAACCGCCTTGCGGCACGCCAGGCAAGCAACGAGACCATGAGCGGCACCTATGCCAGACTCCTTCAGGGAGAGGACGAGCGCAGGGACAGGGTGGCGAGGCAGCGGATGCAGCTCGACCTCCAGCACTCCGCGAACATCCAGGGGCAGTACCTCCAGGCGGCACAGGACTGGCAGGCGTGGGGCACGGCCCTCGGCAACGCCGGTATGCAGCTCGGATCGGCGGGTTTGCTGGACTATAAACAGTAAGTTCGACAATTATGGCAGACATCACCAAATCAATAGCAGGGTACCTCACTCCCGAACAGCAGGCCGCTCTCGCGGATACCGTGTTCGGGGGCGTGGAGCCTGGCGCCAACGCGGAAGTGACCATTCCCGAAAGCGAGAAGTTGCCCGTACTGGACACGAGTACCAACATCCCTGCCAGGAGAACCACCGTGGCGGAGCAGCAGGCCGGGTACATCGGCAGGCTGCGCCAGCAGGTGCAGGACGCGAAGGAGAACGAGCGCCTGGCATTCCAGGATATGCTCGCGAAACGCAGGGGCGACATTGAGAAGCAGCGCACGTCCGACGTGCGTATGGCTCAGTTCAATGCTCTCGGGAATGCACTCCGCGCTATTGTCCAGCCTCTCGGCTGGGCCGCCGGGGGATCGACCGCGGGAGTGCAGCCCAACGACGACAGGCAATACCTGTCCGCGTTCAGCAGGGTGCTCCAGGCCGACAACGACATACGGAACCTCGGACGCGAGGAGGCTGCGTTCGACATACGCAGGATGGACCGCGACGTCCGTCACGCGGAGAACGTGGCCGACTACGAGCGCCGCAGGAGCGAACGGCTCCAGGACTACGGACGCAGGGTGGCGGAGAACATCGCCCGGAAAGGCGATGACGAGAAGGAGAAGCGCAAGACCATAGCGCTCCGCGCCTACTACGACCTCATCAAGAGCGACAGCATCCACAAGGGCGGATACCCCTCGTTCCGCAGTTTCGTGACCCTCGGAGGGTTCGGCAACGACCTCTTCGGGGACGGATGGAACCCCACGGACGACGAGGTGAAGGCGATAGTCGAATCCCTCGGAGGAGAGGACAGCATAATCGCGGGACGCCCCGAGAGGAAAGCCCCGGCGAAGTCCTCGGGGAAAGGCAAGTCCGACAAGCCCGCGGAGACCAAGGGCAAGGTGGGCGGATTCAAGAACACTAAGGTTGGAGGATTCAAATAACAGAGACAATGGCAGACGACAGATATTTGCAGAACCGGCAGCTCGCGTATGACCTTCTCAAGAGGGAGGGCTATACCGACATAGGCGACAGCGCCGAGGATTTGTTCAGGGACAGGGAGAACAGCAGGATAGCATACGACCTTCTCTCCAAGGCGGGGTATTCCGACTTGGGCAAGGACTACGACGAGTTCGCCTCCAAGCTGTACGCCCCCGAGGTCCCTGCAGGGGAAGCCCCCGATCCGCTCGCCACGAGTTCCTTCTCCCAGGCACCGCGCAGCACGCGCAGGTGGATGCGCGGAGAAGAGAGGAAGGCGCAGGAGCAGGAGCAGGAGCAGGAGCCCGAGCCGCAGGAACCCTCTGCACCCGAGACCAGCTCGTTCGCGCAGGCTCCCGAGAGCACGAAGGACTACCTCGAAGCCGCGGAACGCAACCCCTATGTGGGGCGGGATGCCGCCACTCTCGCCGCCATGGCCGGAGAGGTGGACAGGCAGGATGCGGAGTTCGCCAAGGAATACGAGGCACGCAACGCATCGCTGACTACCGATATCGACGAGATGTCACCCACCCTCAACGCGGAGGATGTCGCCTGGCTCAAGGAAAATGAAGGGCGATATAAAGCCTATAAGGATAAAAAGGCGCTCATAGCGAACGCCCTCACGCAGACCTCGGAGTTCCAGGGCGCACTCGCAGGGGCGAAGGATGCGGGCAATGCCGCACGCGAACGCCTCAGCGCTCCCGCCACCGCAGGCGGACGCACCGTCTATAACGACAGGGAACTGAAGAACTGGGAGACCGTGCGCCGCCTCTCCGACATCACCGAGAGGGAATCCAAGCTGGGTGATAAGGCGGAGCTGAAGGGCGTGCCCGAGGACATAGCCGTGGCGGTCAGGCAGTTCGCAGGCGCAGCCGGAAGGATGGTGGACGAGAACTCCCTCACCTTCGGCCTGGTCAACGCCCTCGCCAAGAGCAATGTCCGCGAAGTGGGCGACAAGGCCGGCGCGATCATCACCGACGTGCTGGATTCCTTCGGAGTGAAGGACGGAGCCGTCCCGGAGGACAGGCAGGAGGAAGTGTCCGCCGCGATAGCGGAGGCCCTGCAGAACGGACTCACCGACGGAGAGAAGGAAGTCCTCAAGGCATTTGACAGATACTCCTACATAAACGGCGTGAAAGCCGCATCCGCGTCCACCTACGCCAAGGCCGGACAGGCAGCGGAGCAGAGCGCCGAGTTCATGCTGGGATTCATACTCACGGGAGGATTGGAGAAGATGGGTGCCCGCGCAGCCAGGAACATCGCCACCAAGGCCACGAGGCAGTGGCTGAGCAGGGGCGCTGCGGCAAGGGGCGCTGCGAACATAGCGGCAGACTTGCCCGGTGCCATGGCGAAACTCACGGCAAGGGGCATCAAGCCCAACCTCGCTGCGAAGATGCTCGCGGATGCGGGTGTGGCTGCGGAGCGCACCGCGCTGCTCTTCCCCCGCACCGCGGAGGCATACGCAGACAACCTCATCCAGACGACAGGGGAATACAAGGACGAACACGGGCGGCTGAAGTTCGACAGGAGCCGTGCCAACGCGGCCCTCAACACCGCGCTCACGCAGTACATAGAATACTGGTCCGAGGGATTCGGCGAGTATTTCGGAGCCGGGGAGAAAGCCCTGTTCAAGTCCGTGACGAAGAACGCACCCGCAAGTGCCATAGGCAAGACGCTCTCGGACTACCGGGGCAGCATAGGCAGGTTCCTCGACCAAGGCAAGTTCAACGGTATGTTCAACGAAATGCTGGAAGAGGTCGTGGGTTCGGTGTTCAACTCCACCGCAGGCTGGCTCTCCAAAGACCGCCTCGGCGACAAGGAGGCGATGAAGGAGTTCTTCGCAGGGGACAACCTCGCGACGCTCTTCCTCTCGTTCCTGCCCATGTCGGCGCTCAGCGCAAGGACGAACATAAAGGCGTATAACGCAATGGTCAACCGCTACGACAAGGCGGTGGACACCCTCAAGCCGATGGTGGAGAGCGGAGCCGTGTCCCAGGAGGACCTCGATTCCCTCGTGGGCGACATCCGCAACAGCACTCCCGAACATATCAAGGACCGCGTCGTGGAGATAGCGGACAAGGCGAGGAAGGCAGCCGGAGGAAAGCTGCCGGACAACTTCGCGCAGTCGCTGCTGGGTTATGTCGAGGGCAACCTCTCGATGAACATGGAATCCGACCTCTGGGACCAGTCCTCGGAGAAGAGAAGGGTGGTGGATGCCTATTCCGGCACCTACTCCTTCCCCGACCTCGGCAGCGCGTGGGATATCGTCTCCGCGGAGGATGCCGCCAGGCAGGCCGCACTTGAGGCGGGGCTGGACGAGGATGACCTTGAGAAAGATCCGTTCCGTCTCGCGCAGGAAGCTGCCGTGATCGAACGGCAGGGCAACGCCGAGGCAGCGGAAGTCCTTACGGAATACGCGCAGGTCAAGGCTGCGGCCCAGGGCTTGCGTGACGGATACCGCAAGGAGACGGAGGACATGACAGACGGATTCTCCCGGACGGTGCGGGATGCTTCCCTCAAGAACGGCGCGGTCATCGTCGCCGAGTACGAGGGCGCTCCGGTCATAGTGCTCACGGACGATGCGTCGGTGGATGCTGACGGCTCCGTGTCGGCAGGCGGTGCGGACGGCCTCGTGCGCATTGCTCCGACATCTCCCTCGGCAGACGAACTCATAGTGAAGTCCGGCACCCTGCGGAACGGCTCTGCGGTGAACGCGGAGAACTTCATCGCGCAGTCCGCCGCATCGTTCGCGGACCAGCGGCAGGTAGCCTTCGAGCAGGCGGTGGGTACCATCAGCCCCTCGGGGAAAGCGGCAGTCATCAACGGACTTACAGGGCAGACCATACTCATACAGGACGAGACCGGCAGTGTCTCCCCCGTGACCATAGTGAACACCGACGGACGTGGCGGGGTGACCGTCAGGGACGAGGGCAAGGGCGGCAGTATGAATGTCGTGTCCGCGGAGACTCTCTACGACATGGCGCAGAAAGACCAGGACGGAAACGTCCAGATCTACTCCGCCCAGGGAGCGGAGCAGCCCGCACAGGAGGCCCAGCCTCAGCCTGCGGAAGCACCCGCACCTGCGGAGCAGCAGCCCACGGCCGACCTCGGGGATTATGTCGGGACGGAATTGTCACTACTTGTCAATAATTCGCCGGTACAGGCGTATGTGACGGAGGTGGGTGACGGGCGCGTGTACTTCGAGTACGAGGATGTGGACGGCAACGGCAGGGCCAGCTCGATGACGGAGCAGGCTTTCCTCGCGGCCCTTCAGGGGGCGCAGGGCGGACAGCAGGAGGAGCAGGAGGCCCAGCCGCAGGCTCCGGCGGAAGAGGCGCAGCAGGGCGTCCTCCCCAGGACGAAGGACGGAGAGGTGGACATGGCCAATATGTTCAACGTGGACAAGGAGACCTTCGCGCAGAGGATTCCCGAACTCGTGGATTATATGAACTCCGTGCTGGGAGAATACGCGCTGAAGGAAGTGCAGAAAGCATACACCGCAACAGGGGAGGCGGTGAAGAAGATACAGGAGAGGATAGACAAGAACTCCGACCTTGCGAAAGCCCCCAGGCTCTACAAGGAACTCGCGGAGGAAAAGCAGAAGAAGGAGAATTACGGTGCGCTCATCATTGCGATGCGCCCGGAGAGGGGGCAGGCCCAGCCGGCAGCGACAGCAGCGGCGGAGCCCCAGGCTCCCGAGGCACCTGTGGACGGGAATGTGCCCGACATCTCCGACGACACTCCGGAGGCAGCGCAGGAGCGCGGATACTTCATACAGAACGGAAACCGCGTGGACCGCGCAGCGGAGGATGCCGTGGCGGCCACCGGTGCGGACACGAAGATATCCTTCACCAAGACCGAGGTGGTGGATGCCAAGTACGGATTGGTGGATGCCAAGCGCATCATCCCTTCCCATGTGGCGGATCAGGAGAACCCCCTGCATTTCTTCGCGAAGAACTGGCAGCCGAAGAACCGCAACCGCACGGACAGCGCCGTGGCCATACAGCAGATGGCGAACGGCATCCGTCCGGAAGAGATAACCGTGGGTGCCACCGCATACGGCGGTGCGCCTATCGTGAACAGCCGCGGAGAGGTCATCCAGGGCAACGGACGCAGCGAGGCGCTGCGCAGGGCATACGCCCAGGACACCGCAGCCGGATACAAGCAGTGGCTCGCGGAGCACGCGGAGGACTTCGGTCTCACCAAGGAGCAGGTCGAGGGAATGGACAGCCCTATCCTCGTCCGCGTCCTCTCGGTGGATGACGCACGCGCGGAGGAGCTCGGGAAGAGGGAGCAGAAAGACCTTGAGTCGGGCGGCGACCAGACCTTCTCCGGCAAGGGCCTCGCGAAGAAGATAGGCGACAGGCTGGAAGAGTTCCTGAATATCCTCTACGGGGGTGATCTCGGCGAGGATGCCACGCTCTCGGACTACATCAACGCGAACGGCCAGCTCGCACTCAACTGGCTGAACCGCAACGGATACATAAACGACACCGAGCTGCAAAATGCTCTGGAGACCACAAGGAGCGGAGAAGTCCGCTTTACAGATGCGTCAGTGGCCGCTTTCCGTGAGCTGAGCCTTGAACCTTTGTTCCAAAGTGGGACAGAAAAAGTGAGGGCGGGCTATGAAAAGTTGCCGAATATTGTTAAATTGGCGCTGCAAAGGAATGTCGCGCTGCTGTCGAACCTTGAGGGAGTGATACCTGACATCCAGGCAGCACTGTCCTACTACCACGACTTCGAGACCGCGGACCCGGCATTCCAGAAAGCCAAGACCACCGAAGAGGCGTGGAAAGCAATCGAGGACTGGATGAACAATGTCCCTCTCGGCAGCGACAAGACCGAGGGCGACCTGCATCCGAACATCGTGGCAAGGCGTTTCGCAGCCATCTTCAAGGGCGCGAAGAAAGCCAAGGCCCTGACCGACCTCTTCCGCAACATAGCCGCCGCAATGAACGGAGAGGGCGGGCTGTTCGGGGAGAACCCCGAGGCCGTTGACCGCATCGGCGCATACACGCAGACCAATGTAATTTCCGAACAAGAAGCAAACACTATACAAAATGGACAAGAAGGTAACACTGAACGAGGCTCTGACGCAGTCCCTGGAGACAATGGCGAGCAAGGGGGACAAGTGGGCGAAGGAAGTCCTGCAAGCGGAGTCGAATCACCTGCAGAAAACGCAGGAGATAGCGGACAGGCAGCTGAAGGAGCTGAAAGCGCAGAAGAAGGCGCGGTAGCCGCCGGAACGGAGGAATCCGAACCTGCGGCAACCGAAGAGGTCTCCGAGACTACGGAACCTGCAGAGCCCGCAGAGCCTGCGGCTCCCGCCACCGAGGGCGGTTACGGAGAATCCAACACCGTCGTAACGAAAGACCAGTACGAGGAACTGAAGCGCAGGATGCGCGAGAAACTCGGACAGCTCAACGCGGGATTCGACCCGGAGGTATTCTCCATCGGCGTGCAGATGGCCGCCTATCACATAGAGGCTGGCGCAAGGAAGTTCATCGACTTCGCCAAGAGGATGATAAACGACCTCGGCGACGCGATCCGTCCCTACCTCAAGGCCATCTACAACGGAGCGCGTGACCTTCCCGGAATGGAAGAGTTCAGGGAAGAGATGGACAGCGCCGAGACCGTCAGCGGAATCGAAGTAGCAGATATCAACATAAACGACAACGATAATGGAAAAGAAGACACTACTGATTTACAGCAGGGAGGGCAGCGACCTGGAGCTGTACCTGGTGATACCTCAGAAGGAGCTGGAGGAGAGACCGGAACTCCTGGCACCGACGGGGATAACGCCGGAGATAATTCAGGAAATGCAGCGCCGGGCGGGAATCAAGGAAGTGACGCCGAAGAAGGAGCTGGAGGCGAACAGGGCACTCTTTGGGACGACGGAGAACCGAGTGGAACTTCAGGAAATCGTGAAGGACACGGAGGAAGAACCGATGTCGGAAAAGGTTCTGGACGAAAGACTCCGACAGGTAGAGGAGGAAGGTCTGGAGATACTGGAACCGGAGTGGTATCCGAGGAACCCGTCGGTGTGGGACGAGACACCGGTGGACGCACAGATGCAATAGACCCCGAAGCCGCTGCTACCGAGGCCGAGCAGAAAGCCTACGAGCAGGAAAAGAAAGCCATCCAGAACGAGACGGATGCTGAAAAGCTGAAGGCCCGCAAGGACGAGCTGAAAGCCGGCATATCCGCCATCACCGACAAGCACGATCTCTCCAAAGCCAGGATGAGCGGCCAGCTCAGGGCTGTCCTTGAGAAGTTGCGCGACCTGTTCTCCAAGAGCGCCGACAAATCCGAGAGGCTCACCCAGGAGAAAGTACCATACGAATCCGTATCCGACCCTACGGGAGAACACGCAATTGGCAGTGTGGTCCCTTCGGGCTCGGCGGACGCCATGCGCAACGCAATCCTCCGTATGGAGACGGAAGAGAAGGGGGGCGCGGCTGACTTCGTAAGGGGGCTGGAGGGATATAAGTCCCTCGACGAGATGTTCACCGGTGACGGGAAGGACATCGGTCTCTCCTCCGAGCAGGTGGATTCCGTCGCTCTCGCGCTCCATCAGATGCTGGGCGGGCGTATGTTCATCGTCGGAGATATGACCGGCGTGGGTAAGGGCCGCCAGGGTGCGGCCATCATCCGCTGGGCTTTGAGGGAGAAGAAGAAGATTCTCTTCGTCACGGAGAAGCCCGACCTGTTCAGCGATATGTATCAGGATCTCGTGGATATCGGCAGTACCGACCACGTTCCTTTCGTGGTTAACAATGTCCCCATCGTTGATAAGGGCAAGAGCGAGGAAGAGGGGAACGTCATACTGAAAGCCCCGGGTAAATCCGTCGCGAGCGCTCTCTATGGCTCCGAATCCGATGCCTTGCCGAAGGTCAAGTGGAGCGGGGCATTCAAGGGCAAGCAGTACAATGTCGTGATGATGACCTACAGCCAGGCCCAGTCCACATTGCCCAGCGCGAAAAAGAAACTCGACTGGGTGAAGCAGTACGCGAAGGATGCCATAGTCATCTGCGACGAATCCCACAACGCCAGCGGCGAATCCAGGCGCGGAGGTTATTTCCGCGACATAGTGCAGAACGCACAGGGCGTGACATTTATGTCCGCGACCTTCGCCAAGCGCCCGGACAATATGGTACTCTATACCCTCCGCTCATCCTTGCGAGATGCACAGATGACGCAGGAGGACATGATTGAGAGTATCCAGAAGTACGGCGTCCCCATGCAGGAAATCCTCGCCGAAGGTCTGTTCAGGACCGGAGAGATGGTGCGTCGCGAGAGGGACTTCTCGGACGTGAAGATACACTGGGATGAACCCAAGGATGTATTCACCGAAGAGGAAATCAAGCAGTCCAGGGATACCTACGACAAGACGACGGACATCGTCAACTCAATCATCTCGATGCAGAGGCAGATGATGGACCCCGTCATCAAGAAGATGAACAAGGAGCAGTTCGAGGAGGCTAACAAGGCAGCGCGGAAGAGGCTTGAAACCTCAAACGAGGGAACGAAAGTAACCATCCGCGAGTACACTTACACCCCCTATGCCAGCCAGGTATCGAACGTGGCGAGCCTTATGTTCTATGCGATAAAGGCCCGCAAGGCTGCGGAAATGGCCATCAACCAGATCAAGGAGGGCAAGAAGCCCATCATCGCGGTGGACAACACTCTTGAAAGCTATATCAAGGACATCGAGGGAGAAGTACCTTCCGCAGACTTTGCCTTCATCCTCAACCGCGGTCTGGAGAAGAGCCTGAAGTACCGGCTCAAGAGCACCGTCAAGTGGATTAACCCGGAGACGCATACGGAAGAGACCGTCAAGGAGGACAGTTCCGTTGCCGAACTCGGCTCGTTCGAGAAGATAATGGGCAACGGGTATTCCAATATCATACGCCAGAGCATCCAGAACTACAGCCAGGACAAGGAGGTCCTGCCCCTGATGCTCTCCCCTATCGACTACATCAAGTCGGAGATAGAGAAGGCCGGCTATAGGTGCGGCGAGATAACCGGACGCAGCTGGTCGCTCAGGCAGAAAGTGGACGGCAATTGGGAGCGGGTGCCGATGAAGATAGACAAGACTTCGGAAATCACCCATTTCAACGGCGGCAGCGCAGCAGCCCCTCTCGACGAGAGCGAGGTTAATAACGCCGTCATCCTCAACACGGCGGGTGCTACGGGTATATCCCTTCACGCCAGCCGGCGTTTCGGCGACCAGCGCAAGAGGACGATGATTATCCTCCAGCCGGCAAAGGACGTCAATGTAGAAGTTCAGATACGAGGCCGCGGAGACCGTACCGGACAGGTGGCACGATGCGAATACTTCTACATTATGAGCCCTATCCCTGCGGAGAAGAAGATAATAATGATGCTCAAGCAGAAACTCGCATCCCTGGATGCCAATGCCGTAGGTACGGAGAAGGTGTCGTCCAACAAGGTGGATGCGAACGATATGGACAACAAGTACGGCGATGAGGTAGCCCGCCAGTTCCTTATCGACCACCCCGAAGTCAACCAGAATCTCGATAAACCCCTCGAGAAGAAGAACGGTGAGTACGAGCATCGCGACGGCCTGCTCTATGCGTTGCTCAAGGGGGCGCAGCGAATGACTTGCAAGAGGCAGGAGCTGATCCTCACGGAGCTGGAGAGCGCGTATGTCGAGCAGATAGACTACCTCAACCAGAACGGCATCAACGACCTCGCCACCACCACGATGAACCTCAACGCGACCACCGTGGACCAGGCCATATTCATCAAGGGCAAGGACAACGAGTCAATGTCGGTGTTCGCCCACGATACCAATATGGAAAGGGTTGAGGTGGATGTGCTCAAGAAGCCCCTCCGCTCCCCCGAAATCTACGCAAGGATGAGGAAACTCGGTGCTCTCACGGAAGATGGGAAGATTGACCCTCTCTATGGCACCAACATATATGAGGCATCTTCCAAATACCGGGATGAAGTGTTGCGTGACAAGGAGAAGAAGAACTTCGAGGCTCAGGAGCAGTTGGTGGAGGCCCTTAAAGTTGCCACGCCCAAGACCGATGACCAGACCGAAGAAGATTACGACAGGGCCATCAGGAACGATCCCAGCTACAGGGAGCTCGTTAGTACGAATATGGACGAGTACAACCGTCTTGATATGGACTTGTCAACGCAGGTGGGCCGTGTCGAGAGGGCTGGAGAGTACCTCAAGCCCGGTATGCCGGTACTCGTTCCCCTTACCGATGACCTCAACGGGCAGAAGCGCTATGGCCGTTTCATCGCTTTCAAGACCGCGAAGGATGGCAAGCCGAAGAGTGTCAGGGCGGTATTCGCCGTGACCGACGCCCGCGCCGTCATCGAGATTCCCGTGGTCTCCAAATATGACATCATCACTTGGATAGTGAACAATGTCTATGGAACCATCGGACTCGGCTCCGACTTGAGGGAGATAGGCGGCCCGACATACGACAAGAGCATCACCGACGAAACCCGCCGTACGGCAAGGGATGAGTGGTGGGACAAGAAGGTCCCCAAGCAGACGACGAGGCAGATCCGTTATATGATTACCGGGAACATCCTCCAGGCTTGCGGAAAGCTCGGAGAGTACAAGGGCACCATCACCACCTTCACCCGTAAAGACACGGATACCGGGGAGGTGACCGTGGACAGGGGTATGTTGCTCGCCGAGGACTTCGACCCGGAGAACTTCAAGATACGCAGCACAGTCACCAAGGATGATGTGTGGAACGGATACAACGGCATCTATGACGACAAGACGAACATAGAGGTCCGCCGTGACGGAGACGTGATGGTAGTGCAATATATGCGCCCCTTTAGGAGCCGGGAGAATCTCGCCAAGAACCCTCTCATGCTCGACGAGGACCTGAAGCCCCTGTTGGTGGACAATACCTTCATCGCCTGGACAAAGGATGCGATAAGGGCTACCGTGACGGAAGAGAATGTCGAGGCCGTACTCGACCACCTCTACCGCAACTACGGATTCACCAAGGAGACACTCTTCATCATGCCTGACAGCACGGAAAGGGTGGACGCCATAGTCTATACCGACAAGCCATACGAGGAGGTTCTGAAAGAGTTCCACGACAAGTATGGAAATAACCTTGACCAATGGGATATAGAGCGCCAGCTCAAGCAGATGCTTGACCAGTACAAGATGGACGTGAACAACGAGGACCTCAAGAAGCAGATCCGCGATTTTGTCCAGGCCCGTCAGGCATACCTGCGCAAGAAAGCCGCGAAGAATGACTCCATAAGGATGGCCTGGGATGTCCTCATAAAAGATGAGGAAATCGCCCAGGCGACAAGCAAGGAGCGCAGGGACTCCCTGTATGCAAAGCGCGAGGCCGAGAAGGAGGAACTCGCGGTGCGAGGGGTTCACGGAAACCTCTTGCACTTTGAGGCAGGCGAAGTCCCGTTCGATGTCGTCGAAGAGAACTTCAACAAGCTGAACAAGGACAAGGGCAATGCCGAGATAGCGAAGAAGGTGTTCCCTCTTGTCAAGAAACTCGGTCTTACCACCATCTTCAACGAGAAAACCCCTAACAATGTCGGGGGACATACTGCGGGACAGGAGCTGACTTACAACTGGAAGTACATGAACTCCGATTGGATTACCGACCAGATGAAAGCGGACACGTTCCTCCACGAAGTAATCCATACTGTGACCGCCTATGCGAAAGGCTGCGTGGAATATGGGTACGAGCACCTCATATCCGAGGAGATGCTCGACATAGTCAACCAGCTGGACGGCATCTGGAGGCTCATAAAGTACAATCAGCTCTTCCAGCACAGTACCGGAGATGGCAATGCCTATACCGACTATGGTACTACGGATTGGTATGAGATGATGGCCGAGGCCGGCAGTAACGAAGAGTTCCGCGCCGATCTGCGGAAGATGACTCTCGGCATCAAGGTGCTTTCGGGCGTGATGTCCTTTACGAACGTCACCGACAGGGATGATTACACCGGCAAGACACAGAATGCGGAGGAAGCCGTGCTGGAGAGGTTGGATGCACTCATCGAGGGGTTCAACCAGCACGCCTTCACGGAGTATTTCCGCGGTACCGGTTTCGGTGCGAGGTCATACAGCGAGCTCAACGAGGCCGACAACAAGGCACAGGAGTTCAAGGACAGGAAGGAGGCGCTCCATAGGGCGAAGAAGATAGGGAAGAAAGCGGAGATGGTCCTCAGCCTGCATACCTTCATCGACGACATGACCGACACGGAGCTGCTCCGCACCAATTACCTCCTGCCAGGAAACAAGGACCTTGAGGCCGAGATAAGGAAACGGAACCTCGACCCCCATCCTGAAATGCGTATGCGTGACGGAGAAGCGGGAGCGACTGAGGAAGCAGCCAGCCCCGCTCCGGAAGAAAATACCGCCGCCAGCCGTATCACTGACGGGGAACGTAGGGGCGTGGCCAGAAGGCTGGACAGTATGTCCGAGATCCTGGGAGTTCCCATCAGGCAGATAAGCCGCGACGAGATGCCCGCAGGCCATAAGAGGGGCAAGGGTTATTACGACACCGCAACCGGCGAAGTGGCAATCTGCATGGATAACGTGTCCGACCTCCGCGACGCAATGGCAACGGTGTTCCACGAGACCGTAGGACACCTGGGGCTGCGCAGGCTCTTCGGGGACAAGTTCAACGAGGCAATGGTTGGCATCTATTCCGCGCTTGACAGCAAGGGCAGGGCGTGGGTATCATCCTATATGCTCAATCACGGACTGCAGCCAGGAGACGCAGGCATCGTCCGGGGAATGGAGGAATACCTCGCATCCCTCGCCGAGAGCGGAGACTTCAGGAGCAGTGTCTGGGATGACATAAAGAGAGCCATCGGCAGGATAGTGGATGCCATCTTCGGCACGGACGGATTCCTCTTCACCGACAGGGAACTGAACTATATCCTCCGCGCATCCTATGAGCATCTGAAGAATCCCGACTACCTCTCCACCATGGAGGGTTGGGCCTGGGATACGCACCTCAAGCGCGAACTTGGAATCAACGAGACCGACCCGAACAGGCCCACCGATCCCGATGGGCCGGGGACCGGGAGGCTCTTCCGCGACGGAGATTCGGGAGTGGCGAAGGTGGACTACGAATCGGAGATGCGCGACTGGCGCAACACTCTCGTGATGGAGCACCAGAACGCAGACCTCCCCGTCAAGATAGGGATGGAGAAGATAATGCAGGAGGTAGGCAAGGACAAGATTGAAGAGAACGAGGACTACCTGACACGGCACAACCTCGCCAGCAGCCGGGCGGAGAGCCAGGCTCACGAGTTCGAGCTGTTCCGTTTCACTCCCCTCTTGGAGCAGCTGCGCAAGGTGCAGGCCAAGGTGCCCGTGGAGACACGCGGAGCAGCCGGCAGGGAGGAATCATATGAGAAGATCCTCGACTATCTCTACGCGGTATCCGGCATTGAACGAAACGGCTACAAGAACAACGAGATAGAGCAGCGTAAGCAGGAGGCGCTCGATGCTCTGGGAGAGGCTGCAGCGAAAGAACGCCTTGAACTGATGAAGAACGGGACGGAAGCACAGCTTGCGAAGTTCGAGCAGGCCCTTGCGGAGAAGAAGGCCGAGATAGAATCCCGCTACGAGGGAATGAAGAGGGACTGGTCCGGTCTCACTTCGCTGGTAGGCCGTCCGTCCGACGAGTGGCGCGAGGCAGAGGATGACGCAAAGGCGCTCATTGCCCGGTTCCGCAGCGAGGTGGGTGACGATGCCGCCCTTGAGGAGCTGTGGGAGCGCATACGCGCCTGCACCGATTACAGCCTTGAACACGCATACAGGCACGGACTCCTGACGAGGGAGGAATACGAGCGCCTGCACGGCACGGAATCGGAGCCGAGGATGTGGGAGTACTACCTCCCCTTGAGGGGCTTCGATGAAGAGACCGCCGAGGACGTGTACGGCTATGACAGCATGGTGCATCCCAATATCGGGTCCGTCGTGGTGAAGAAGATGAACGGCCGCTGGACGAAAGCGGACAACCCCATAGCGAACATACTCAACATAGCGGAGTCGGAGATAGTCCAGGGCAACGACAACTGGGCCCGTCAGGCTCTCTACCGTTTCGTGCTGAACGCCGGGGAGAACTCCCTGCTCACGCAGACCGATGCCTGGTACGAGAAGGACCCCGCTACCGGCCAATGGGCGCTCGCGCAGCCCCGCCCGGATGAAACCCTTGAGAGGTTCGAGGCGAGGATGAGGGCGATGCGTGAGAACATACAGCCCGACGGCACCAACGGCACTTCCCTCGCGAAGAAGGGGCGCAGGGGACTGAGACTCGACAGGATCATGGCCAACAAGGCACACGCAAACGAACACCTCATACGGCTGAAGGTCGGAGGAATGGACAAGATGATATGGGTGAACGGAGACCCCGCCATAGCCAAGGCCGTGGCAGGGCTGGGGCGTGCAAAGACGATGCGCCTCATACGCAGGGCATCACGCGCCCTCTCCAACCTCTTCACCACCTATTCCCTTGACTTCACCGCGAGAAACCTCATAAGGGATACCATCTATTCGCAGCTTGCGCTCATAACGAAGGAGGACAGGCCGTACCGCCATCAGTACAGGAAGAACTGGATAGCCAACTTCGGCTACGGCACCTTCGCCTATCCTATGGTGAAGCTGATGGCAGAGTGGGAGAGCGGCAAACTCCAGACCAAGCCCAACCCCACCCCCAAGGAGCAGATGTTCATGGACTTCATGCGCGACGGAGGGCAGACCGGTTACACCATCATCAACTCCGTCTCCGAGATAAAGAAGAGCATAGAGCGCTCGATGCGCCGTGCCGGAGAAGATGTGGGCAAGGTGCGCATACCTATCCTCGGGCACTATGCGAAGTTCGTCAAGACACTGAACGAGGGATTCGAGCTGCTGACGAGGTTCACGGCATACGAGACTTCCCGCAATATGGGCCGCAGCGGACAGCGCTCGGCAGCGGATGCGAAGGAGATTTCGGTGAACTTCAACCGCAAGGGGCTGCAGTCCGGCAAGGACTTCCTCGGAGGTACCGCGGCCTACCTGGGTGCCACGCACTACTTCTACAATGCGGGCGTGCAGGGCTTTGACAACTTCCTGCATCTGTTCAAGGTCAATCCCGTGAAAGTGTCGGCCGCTGCCGGAGGTCTCGTCCTTCTCGGCGTCCTCACCCCGATGCTCAATGCGGCTCTCGCAGGGCTCGCGGCAGGCATGGGCGACGATGACGGAGACGAGAGGAAGAAGCACGACTGGTATTGGAACCTTCCCGAATGGGTAAGGCGCAACAGCATCGTGCTCGGTACCGGCACGGGTTATCTTGCCATACCTCTGGCGGTGGAACTCCGTGCGTTCTATGGCCTGGGAGACATAGCGGCATCACTGCTGTACCACAAGCATCCCGCACGCAACGGATTCACCATAGGGCTTGATGCGATCAACACCGCAGCCGGGATACTCCCCGTCAACCCGATAGAGGGATATACCGCCAACGGCAACATAAGCGACGCAGTCCTCCGTACGGTCACTCCCGATGCGACGATGTTCATAGTGGACATCGCCACCAACAGGGACTACACCGGCAGGCCGCTGAAGAAGGTCAATCCGTTCAGTGGTACGGTGCCTCAGTCGCAGTCCGCATATGCCAGCACACCGAAAGCGCTCGTGGAGGCTTGTCAGCACCTCGCCCAGACGACGGGCATCGACATAGCTCCCGGCGTGCTGAGGGACGTGTTCCGTAACCTCGGGGGCGGATTCTACAGGGTCGCGGAAGATGTGGCGAAGCTGGTTGCAGCGGACGAGGAGCGCCCGAGAAGGTGGGATGACATTCCTTTCCTCAGCGGATTCACGGGGCATATCGACAAGGACCGCAGCAGCTCCTTCGAGACCTCCGCGCTGTACGACTATCAGAGGCTGTCCGAAGATGTGGTCAAGCGGTTGAACATAGCCGCCGGCACGAAGGACATCACCTCGTCGATGGCCTATGACCACCCGGAGAATCTCCCCAAGGAGGCGAGGGTGCAGAAGATCCTCGAAGGTGAGGACTATGTGCTCGGCAAGATGTTCCGCGACGGAATGAACAACGAGTACAAGATGAAGGTGCGCCAGCGGGATGCCAAGGACGGCTCCTACTCCAAGGGCGACCTCTACAAGTCCCGCGAGATAGAGCGCAAGGGCGTCGATCAGCTGAAGAAGGACTGGAAGGAACTCCTTGAGCAGCTCGTGGCGATGCCCGGCAAGACGCAGGAAGAGAAGGATGCGAAGGCCGCGTTCTCCCTGGAGGTGCAGGATGCCTGGCACAAGTACCACAGCGCCGAATCCGACCTCGTGGACGCGCTCATGGAAGAGGAATACAACCACGTCCAGGAGAAACGCAGGAACGGAATCCCCTACGAGCCGAAGCAGCCTGCCACGGAAAAGGTGTACGAAAGGGCAAGGGAAATAGTAAAAAACAAATAATCATGCCATATGAGAAAAATAACAGATACTGACATAGCCGCCTTGCGGGCGAGGGCCGATAGGACCCCCAGGCCGAAGAGCAAGGTCGGCATCGACGGTACACAGCAGTTGACCGGCAGCAACTTCGTAGTCACGAAAGCATCATTGGACATCATCACCGAGGCTGGACGGTGCCACGATGCGTACGCCGATTTCCGCAAGCAGGCGGACCGCAGCGCCGACTACTACAAGGGGAACCAGTGGGGTGACAAGATAGAGCTGAAGGACAGGTTCGGGCGCAGGGAGGTAATCACCGAAGAGGAATACATCAAGCGGCAGGGCCGTCCGGCGCTCAAGCAGAACCTCATCCGTCCCATCGTGAGGAACGTGGTGGGGCAGTTCCGCACCACCCCCTATCAGTCGGTGGTCTATTCGTCCGACGAGGGCGGGCAGCGGGCAGCGGACATGACGAGCGTGAAGCTGAACGACATATTGAGGTACAACGACGCCACGGAGAGGGATGCGAGGGGATACGAGGGATTCCTCAACACCGGTGCGGTGATAGCCTATACCGGCTACTCGTACGATCCGGAGCTGGGCCAGCCCATACCTTTCTTCAGGCATATCGACTACCACCGCTACTTCCAGAACCCCGATGCCACGGACGTGGCGGGGAAGGACGTGTCCTTCTGCGGCGACTTCGTTGACCTGCCCTTGGGCGAGGTCAAGAGCCTGTACGCACACAATCCCGCACAGGAGCAGGCGCTGGAGAACATCTATACGCACGAGACGCACACCATGCCCACCGGGTACAGGGCGTTCGTGGTCCGCGACCCCGCTGCGGACAGCATCATCGGCTCCGCGTCCGACGGCAGGTGTAGGGTTATCCGCGTGTGCCGCCTGGAGGGTGCGTGGGACCTCGCCGTGCACGACTACTCCGATGCGTCCTTCGAGGTGTATTCATCCCGCGAGTTCCCCGGCAAGGAGGCCGAGGTGCGGAACGAGGTGGAACGCAGGAAGAAGATTGCGGATGAGATAGGCGTGGATTATGAAGATCCTGCCAACCATCTGAAGATAGTCTATGAGAGGAAGTATGTCCGTCGCTGGATGTACTACCACCTCTCCCCCTGGGGGCATATTCTTTGGCAGGCCGAGAATCCCTTCCAGCACAACAGCCACTGCTATGTGGCGAAGTTCTATCCTCTCTTCCAGGGCCAGGTCTATGGCATGACCTACGACCTCATAGACCAGCAGAGGATGGTCAACCGTATGGTCATCAACCTTGACTTCGCCATGGCCGCTTCGCAGCAGGGCGTGCTCCTCGTGGACGAGAACTCGATATCCGATGACTTCGACCTTGAGGACATCGCCGAAGAGTGGACCAAGTACCGCGGCGTCATCAAGATAAAGATGAAGGACGGAGCGATGATACCCCAGCAGCTCGCCGGGCATCAGGTGAACATCGGCCAGTTCGAGATGATCAACCTGATGATGAAGATGATGATGGACATCTCCGGCGTTCAGGGAGCGATGCAGGGCAAGGCTCCCACCGCAGGCACTCCCGCATCCCTCTACAACCAGGAGGTGAACAACTCGCAGATAAACGTGCTGGACTATGTGGAGGCGTACGGGTGGTTCCTTGAGCAGAGGGACTACAAACTCATACAGATAATCCAGCAGTTCTGCCCCGACGGCTACTCCCCCGCTCCCGAAGGGGCGAGCGAGGAGGCGAAGCACTATGTCGCGGCCGAGGTGCGGAAATACAAACTCCGCAACCAGATACGCAAGAGCGTGGATACCGCCGTGGTGAGACTCTACAACGAGCGGCTCATGGCCAACCTCCTGATGAACGGAGCGGCGACCATCGAGCAGTATCAGGCGAGCGGTGCCAAGCCCTTCGGAGACGACCTTCTCGCCAAGCTGCAGCAGGCATCCTCGCAGCTCCAGGCCGGGCAGGGCGTGAGCCAGCAGCAGTTAGCCGACATCCAGGCGTCGCTCCCCCAGGTCAGTCCCGAAAGGATGGCAGCGGCAGCCCAGTTCATGAACAGATAAAACGATACGGATATGGAAATAGACAGGACTATCACGAATGTATGGAAAGTCACCATCGTCGAGAACGAGGTGTTCAACCGATTCATCGACGAGACGATCCAGGAGAGCAAGCGGCGCTCGCTCGGCAATGCGCCGTCCCTTGTGGCCAGCGATGACGACAGGGCCATACTGCACCGCTATTACAGGGATGCCCTCGCGGAGCTGTCAGCCGTGCTGGCAAGACGCACCACCCGTGTCGGAGGCTCAATCATCAACACCCCGGACGAGACCACGAAGATGCTCACTACCGTATTTACCCTTCCGATGACGGACAACCACGAATCGGAACTCCTTTCCCCTCTCGCGTCGCACTGCCTTGAGTTCCTCATAGCCAAGCTGATGGAGAAATGGTTCGGACACGGCAGCGACTTCGGCTCCGAGGGAGAGAAGGACGAAATACGGCATATCCTGCATTTCAGGAGGGTGCCGATAGAGAGACCATTCAGACCACTTTAATAATCCGAAGCAAGATGAAAACAAAATTGTACGAAGGACAGATAATCTTCTATTACGCCCATGACGATATTTTCCACGATGTGCGGCATCAGTCCGCTTTCCTTTGCAAGAACATCACATCGAAGGAGGGAGAGGATATATCGGAGGCGTTTCTCATTACCGAGGACGAGACCGACACGGTTGCGCTCTGCCTGCGCGAACAGCTGCCTGCCGTATTCGAGGTGGCGAGGGGGCTTACCTACGGCATACCCGACGCCACGCAGGAGCAGATGACCGGATCGGCGTTCAAGCAGCTCTTCCCGGATGCAACGCAGGAAGAGATAGCCGCCCTCGGCGTGGACGACGCGAAGAACTATGTGGTGATAAGGCTGATGGACAACGGCGCGTACAACCCCAACGATCCCGCCCTGGCGGATTCCGCTTTCCTCTCGGCGATAGAGCAGGGAGTGCTGGCGGAGTATTATGCCAAGGTGACGCATCCTGTCGTAACGAAGGTCTGTGCCGAGCAGTTCGGCAGGCAACTCGCCGCACTCTCGCAGCGGTTGCTCGG